TGAACAAAGAAAGATTCAGAAGCGTAAGCATAAAAACAACGTTGGTCCGTGACGTTGAAGACTTCATTAAAATGTGCGAGCGGTATCATAGCGTCGCAGAATTTATGAGTGAAGCAGCAAGACTGCGCCTTGAAGAACTGGAGAAACTGACTCCTCAGCAACTGTTCAATGAAACTGAAAAATCTGGGGGCAAAAAACGTGAGTCCTGAAGAGAAAGGCTACCGTGACACGCTTGAGTATCATCCTGTAGAGCTGCCGTGTCCGAAGTGCGGTCAGGAAACGTTGGAAGCAGACAATCTGGGCGGATTCTACTTGCGTTGCATCGACAAAAAATGCAGTTGGAAAGGTTGGTGATAGCGTGAAAGACTGTATGATAGTGTGGAGTGGCTGCGTTAATTGTCCTGACTTTGACCGTGAAAGGGAACACTGCAAATTTGAAACTGTGAAGGCGATAGTATGAAGAATATTCCTGAAAAAGAAAGACAAGTTATCCGCAGCGAACTGATACTAATCGCGGACCGTTTAGTCAAGAAGGTTGGCCTAAGTATTCCTGAGGCACGACGTGCGATTCAAGAGATTCTAAGCGTTTCAATCTAGAACTGTTCATGCGACGAACACTCTCGCGGGAGAGTAGAGACCCAGACCCAAGCATCTTCCTCTTACTGATGGGTGTAGGCTCCGAGAGAGCGGATGTCCGAATAACGAGGCGCAGAGCCGAAAGGCACTGCGTATTAAATACGCAGGGGGGCGCCTACAAGCTCTCCCGCACGCGCTAACATAAAAGTTTGCTGCGTTGGAAAAGCTTAAGTGGTGAACGAGGTTTAATAATTCCGCTGCGTGCTGTTCGTCGGACGAACATCAATAAAATGGAAAGGTGATTCATTGAGTAGTAGAACCGTTAAAGTTGCAGACGTTAAGGTAGGAGACAGGTTCCGCAAGAACATCGGTGATTTGTCTGGGCTTGTTCGCAGCATCAAGGATGTTGGTTTGCTGCATCCTATCGTAGTTTCTGAGAAGAATGAGTTAATCGCGGGAAAGCGGCGATTGCGAGCGTTTCAGTTGATGGGTCTCTCTGAAATTCCAGCGACAACTGTTAACTTGGCTGATTTGCGGAAAGGTGAGGTTCACGAGAATATGGTTCGCGAAGACTTCATTTGCAGCGAGATTATCGCTATTGACGAGGCGTATAGGCCTGAGGTTTCAGAAGCGGCAAAAGAACGCCAAGAAGCAACGCAAATTAAGGAAGGTCGAGTAATGCCTCAAGGTGGTGCCAATTTGGCACCACCTTCAAAAACGCGTGATGTTGTTGCTTCTTTTGTTGGGAAGAGTCACGGGTCTTTGGATAAGCTGAGGGCTATTGGTAAGGCTGTTAAGGCGGAGCCTGAACGGTTTGGGGTTATCCTCGCGCAGGTAGATAATGGAAGAAAAAGCATCGATAAGGCCTACAACGAAATCAAGCATGCTAAAGAAACTAAAACCGAACTTGAATTTACGCCTAAAGTTTTCACTGTATGGAATTTCAGCAAATGCAATGAACATTTCGGTGTTCCAGATTTCCCGGGTAGAGTGCCGGCTCAGATTGTTCAAAACGTGTTGCATTACTACTCGGAGAAGGGTGATTTTGTTGTTGACCCTATGGCGGGGAGTGGAACAACTGAAGATGTCTGTCGAGTTATGGAGCGAAAATCATTGTCACTTGACATATCGCCCATACGAAAAGAGATAGTTGAAAACGACATTCGAAACGGTTTTCCAACTTCGGCTAAGAACTGTGACCTGATTTTCTTAGATCCTCCATACTTCAAGAAACTTGCAAACCACGAAAGATATGCTAAGGACTATATTACTGACCGGAATTTGTGGCTTCAGTTCATGGGCAAACTTGCCAAAGACTGCTTCGAAACTGTAAAACCTAGCGGGATTGTTGCTCTACTTATCAGCGATTATGTAGATGAGGAAAGTTCCCTTCTGACCTGCGAATACTTCAACATATTCGTTGCTGCTGGATTCCGTGCGATAAACAGAATTCAAGTTCCGTTGACAACGCAACAGTATGCAAATCATGATGTGACAAGAGCCTTAGAAGAAAAGAAGACCCTGAATATTTCGCGAGACCTCTATATTTTTAGGAAATGTTAGAATGGGAAAATACGGGCTTCTATAATCCATGAATGGTTTTCAGATTGGCACATCAAAAAATGCAGTCCCCACTCTTATCTGTCTGACCAAGATAGAGTCTGGGTTGAATTGCGTTATGGGAAAATCGTCGCAGTTTTTGACCTGAAATGGCAATGGAATTTTGAATCTGGACTAGACAAACAAACCTATACAGAGAAAATCATCATGGATTTTTTTGAACAGCATGGTATTCCAGCATATTTGATTGTTGTTGACCCTCGATTTGAGAAGCCATTTTTCCAAATTATAAGACCCACGTTGAATCTGACTGTAACTCTTACTGAAGACCACTTCATAAAATGGATTGATGATAACTTGGATTACAACAAGCTACCTAAACCAATACAAAGTCTGGGAGAACTGCTAAAATAAGTGGGTTTCATTCTACTCACACCCATCTTCTCAAAAATGAAGTCTACGATTTCGTCCCTACGCTTGAGGCTCAGCGGCGGGTCATAAGGCAAATGCCACACGTGCAGATGCCTCCTCGCAAAGACTTCATCAAGAAACTCGTCCCGCAACTTAACCTTCTCCCTTATCCTGTGTACTGGTCCGTCGATTTCGAATCCGTGGAATTCCTGTTTTCTGTTTATGCCTGAAATGTCAACGTTGTGCGCGTCCAAAATGACCATTTCTTGATACTGCATTTTCAAACCTTTAAGTTCTAGTTGCTTACGAATCTCCCACTCCGCCGCAGAAACTGTTGGTGAAGGAATTCCGTGAAAGCTCATTTCTTCTTTCTTCCAGCTCGCCTAGTCCACTTAGTGCATCTGGCCGCTGCGTCATCTCTGCAGGCTGGCATACTCTATTCTTCCTCTACTGTGGATTCTTGCACTTGCGTGAGTTCTTCGTTTGCTAGGCTGTCTTTCGGGTCTTCAGTCGTCTTCAGTTTCTCAGCTTCTAAGACGTCTTCATTCTCTATACTTCCAGATGCTTCTTTGGACGTTTTTTTCAGTCTAGCATATTCTTCGAGACAACGACTTGGAATTTCCTCGAATACACATTTAGGATGTTTACGCATATTTTTGTGTTTTTCTCCCCTGCGAATTTGGGTATATGCTGCATCTACGCTTATTTTCTCGTTATCCACCTTCACCAGGAGAGGTCCATATTTTTCGGGTTCCTGCTCAGCAGCTTCAACAATATCCTCAGCCTTCTCAAGCGTTCTTCCACTAACACCAACAAAAGAGCCGATGACATCACGGGTTTTTTCGCCAGTTAATTGTGGAAATTTTCCACCTTTTTCAGGTCTTCCAACAGGATGCTCTGCTTTGATTTCTGTTTCCAATGCTCGCTGGACAGCAACCATTTCGCTTGCAGTAAAGTTTTTCCGTATTAAATTCTCGTGAATCTGGCCCTTCCGCAAATCCTTCAAGTTGACAATGGTAGCGGGAATCTCCAGTAAACCCATAACCTGAAAAGCTCGCAGACGCCGATAACCAGCGATTAATTCGTCTTTCTCCGAAACAACGATTGGATGCAGTAACCCCACTTCTTTGATGCTGGCTACGAGAGAACTCAGTTCGCCCACGTCCTTCCTGAATCTTTCACCGACAACAACATCAGAAATCTTCATTCTTACTTCGCCTTCTTTTCTACAGCTCTTAAGCTGATGAAGTCACATTTGAGGTCATGAAAAGCCTTGTTAATAGCTGCTCCAAGATGCTGATCGTTTGGCAAGGTTAGCTTTTTATACAGTACGCTGTTTTCTTCTTGTACACGAAAACCAACGATAATGATGGTTATTTGTCGAAGTCTTTCACTCATCTTACTTCACCTCTTCGTGTTCTTATCAGCCAGTTCTAGGGCTTTCTTGATGATGTAATCTATTTGGATGCTTGTGCTGTCAAGAAGATTAAGTTCTGGCCAGCGCTTCGCTGCTTCCATCAGCAGTTCTGAGCTAATGTACCCTCGTACTTTTGGCATAAATTATTAATTCCTCACCTAACCATTTAGACTAACAGGGTTAATAAGACTTTTCTACCCTAAGAAGCTTACATCTTCGCGTAAAACCTTTTAAGCAGAATTCACTCATAATCAATAATTTATGGTAACAATAGACGAGTTGAGGCGGCAGTTTAAGGTTGACAGCATTCCACCCTACGGCCTCGTAATCGTCGTGCCTGGAGACGAGTTTGACCCTGACTGGGAAGCAGAACTTGACGTTGACGTCATTCAAACAGACTTCGGGGACCCCGCAGAACCTTTTACCCTTATTCCCCTGAAGAAGGGCGAGAAGCCTACAGGAATTCCAGCAATACCAAAGCAGCCTGAAAGTTCTTCTAAGGTCCCAAATAAAACACGTAAACGTAAAGAAGGCACCTGGACTCTGAAGGATGAAGAACGACTTCTGAAACGCTGGAACGAAGTAGAAGGGGCAGCAATGGAACGTGCTAAACAGCTTGCACCTGAATTTAATGGTCGAAAGCCTGAAGCAGTCTATCAGAAGCATTGGAGTCTAATAACGGGTTATCTGCAGAAAAAGAAGGACCAAAAAATGCCGCGTGACATAGTTGAGCAGAAACGCAAAGTTTCCAAGAGTGAACAGGAAGTTGCTGAAGAACCTGAAGTTGAGCCCCGTCTAATCAGAATGGATTTTGCTGAAGCACTCGCCGCCCTAGTTGAAGCTGTAGGTCCTGAAAACGTTGAGTTCAACATTTCCATCCAAATAAACACAACACCCAACAAGCCAAGTTAAGAAGAGATCAAATTGAGTGTTCATCCAACTTCCGATACCTGTTTTGTCGGCGCCTACTGCAGCCATGCAGTCTTAACAATGCATATCGGCGTGTACAGGTGCCCCTTCAAGGGACAATGTTTTAAACGTCCATCCAAACAGGAACAATCCCACCCAACCCAAGTATACCCTGTTCGTCGGACGAACAGTAAGGCTATATAAAGTTCGTGAGGAGTTATAGAAGTGGCAACCAAAGAGGAAATTGAAAGACGCAGAGAGAAACTCATAGAACTTCTCTCGCAAGGCTATACTGAAAGGGAAGCTGCTCGTCTCTTAGACGTCAGCGAACCCACCGTTTGGATTGATATGAGAGCGTTACGCACGGATCCAAAATGGTTTAGTGAAAGAATCAGCAATTTGTTTGATCGCCTCTTGAATGAATTAGATTTGAAGAATCCGCAGGATAGGCGATGTGCCTTCACAAACATTTCCCGTTTACTCGCGCGCACTATGCCCTTGAACACGAATATACAGTTGAAGGGAGATATCATGTTGAAGGGTGAATGGTGGAAACTAAATGACGGAAGAGCGAAAGACGTTTCAGTATCAACCCCACCAGAAGCAACTAGCGTTTCATGATGATGCTTACAGCGTGTTTTATCGTGGAGTGTTTGCGGGTACAGGTGCAGGCAAAACGCTCTGTGGATTAGCTGAAGATATTCGTTGGTGCAGGGAAAACACAGGTATCGTTGGCTACGTTTTTGAGCCCACGTACCCGATGGTTAAAAGAATCTTGTTGCCCACGCTTGAACGTGACCTTCTGCTCGGTTGTCCAGTTGAATCTAACGAGTTTGTCAGCAAATTTAACCGTGCCGACATGTGCCTAGAATTCAAGAATGGCAGTAGGCTTTGGTTTGGCAGCTTAGACGATCCAGAGAAGAGTGAAGGTGTGAATATTGACTTTGCACACCTTGACGAACCGAGATTGATGAGGCACTTCGACGTTTGCTGGAACGTTATCCGCAGGCGTCTCAGAGGAAGTAACCAGAACATTCCTTATCCACGCGGAGCTTGGGTGACAACAACTCCCGACACTCCAGGAAGTTGCTTATTCAATTTTTTCGAGAATCCCTTGACTAAGAATCCGCTCGGCAAAATCTATCGTTGGAGCATCTTCGAAAACCCAAATCTTCCAAGGCAGTTTTTGGAGGAGATGAAGCGTACGCATTCGGGAGGATACGCTGAACGCTTCTTATACGGTAGGTTTGCAGAAATAGCGCAGGGAAGCTTTCCATTCGACAGTACCGTTCATACTTTCACAATACTTAAAAGGATAGATTGAGATTAGATTTCATGATGTCATTCATTTACCTTAGTCGTATTTTGGACTGTGAAAAGAGAGATGAGGCTGTTAGTAGAACAGAACGGGATGCCGTTTGAAATTGAAATACGCCAAGTTAGATATGGCGTGGATTTTTGGCTGGAGCAATCCTTCAGCCATTGTTGTCGTCGGGTATGATGGTGATGGTAGAGTTTGGGTTCTCGACGAGTTTTACCAGGCTCAGGCAGGCGCGGAACGCATAGTCTTGGAAGCGCAGAACCTTGTGGCGCAGTATGGTAGTGGCCCGTTTCTCTGCGACCCGTCAGAACCTGAAACCATTTCTAAAATGAAGGCTGGAGGACTCAACGCCTCTCCATATGGTCATAAGCGGGAGGAAGGCTTGCGTGAGTTGGGCGCACGGTTTCAGAAGGCAGGCGATGGGCGTCCACGCATTTACATTTCAAGTCGCTGCGTAAACCTCATCAGCGAACTACTAGAATACAGGGTTGATGTTAAAGAGCGAGACCACGCGTGTGACGCTCTTAGGTATTCCTTGAAATTGGGGAGTGCCGCTCCATTGCGAGCATTCAGATTCGGTTAGGTCCGCGTGCTAATGGAATTTGGAAGCTAAAGTTTTATTAATGGTTCCTTTGATAATAAAATATGCAGGAAAACAATGAAAGGTGACTGAGCTTGATTCCTTGGTGTATTGCTAAGGACACTATTGAACTGGCAATCAAACAGGGTTTGCCTAGAGACAAGATAGTTGTGTCTGCTGTTCTGCTGGCTTCTGTGGTCGTTTGCAGTGGAATAGGAATCCACAGTGGAATAGGCATCCACCTAACGTAGAAACACGAATGCGTGTTATCTTCCCCTTTTTTTCATACTGTTCGTCCGACGAACACGTTTATAGCGTGTGCGTGTGCGCAACAAGTCTTTTATGTAAAGCGTGAATAGTGAAACTGACAAAACGGGGAAACGGGAAAAACTTTTCTGGCGGTGTCTTGATAGGTCGAAGAACAGGGATTGACCAAAAACTGGGAGTCACACAAAGCGAATGCGACCGTCTCAGAACCTCATGTGACAAACGTCTGGAAGAGATAACGTCAGACATTCGCCTCATCAAAAGCGCTCTAGTTGGAACAGACATGCGCGGAGGCCTCGTCAACCAGGTAAATAATCTGAGCGTTAAATTGAATGACATTATATCCACTCAACATTTGACTGATGAAACACGCAACAAAGAAAAGGAAACCTCTAACAAACGAGAGGCAGACACTGAGGCAGCGCGTTACGATGTGCATGCCCGCTACAAGGTGGCCATCATCGGATTAGTTGGCAGTCTCGCAGGCCTCGCTCTCGCCTTCTTCCTCAGCAAACTCTAAACATTTTCACAGAATCAATCTCGCAAGGTCAATTAAACAACAAGTTTTTTAACTCAGCTAATGTAATGTTGAATGGGCTTCGCTTTGAAATTGACTGGTTTCCACCTTAAACAGGCTCGAATAGACCTTTTCTTGGCTGAAATTGAAAGGTTCAGACAGGTTTTGCTTGAGTCTACGTGTCCAAGTTGTGATGTGAAAGGACTGAAACTAGTTAGCTATACTCAAGGAGCTAAGGGCTGGAACTGCATTTTCATCTGTCTCGAATGTAATTCGAAGGGGGAAGTTAACGATTCAGGCTTCACAGTTGAACTAAGCGAGCAAACCAAAGAAAAAACTGCATCCAAGGAGAAGAAGAAATGACTACACCCTGTCCGAAATGTGAAGGTATACTCCTCCGCAAACATTCAGGCCGAGGCACAAACCTAGTTTGTTCTCTAGACAAGAACCACAGATTTGTAGCGGGATATGAAAGTCTCGCTTTTCAACAGAGGAAAGAAAAAACCCAAGGCAAGGAGAAGAAGAAATGAACTTTAACTGTGGCACAGGCTGCCAAGATCCTGAGCACCTTGTTAAATGCCAAAAGTGCGGAGCAGAATATCACATTGGTTTAGTCCATCAATGCCCAACCTGGGGGACAGAAACAAGTAGGAGAATAAAGCCGTGAGTACAGGTTTCAAGTCAGGCAGCGACCTATCTAAACTTAGTAATAGTGAGCTTAGGAAACGGTTTGCTGCAGACACAGGCGAAAGCACTACCTATGACAGCATTCCCTATGGCACAATGCGAGCACCAACAAGTAGAGGCCTTTTCGGCAGCAAAATAGATGACAGGGAGCTTCTGTTCGCTGTGCAGAGGGAACCTGCAGCTTTCCGCATTGTATTCGGAGTAGCAAAAGACACCCTTGACAACTGGTTCACCATAGTTCCTACGGAAGGAGACGATGATGGTTCGCTTAATGAAGAGGTTCAAGCAGAATTGGACAGGCTTCAAGCGAAAACCAAATTGATTAAGCTCCTCAGCCTCTCCAGGCTCTTTGGTTACAGTCTTCTACTTTTAGGGTATGATGATAAGTTGCCAGACCTCAAGAACCCTATGGAGCAGCCTGACGCTCAAATCCGCTACATTGAACCCTACTCGAAACTGGAAATAAACAGAATAGAAGACGTCGCAGACCCAGATGACGACAGAGACGGCTACCCCCAGTTTTATTACATGAGAAAGTCAGCCGGCTTCACAGACACCAATATCCAAGTCCACTATAGCAGAGCTATTCTTTGTTCGACTCTTCTGCCGCACCACCGTTATAAGGGCTGGTCCGTGCTGCAGTGCCTCTACGATGACATTACAGGCTACCGGTATATGCGCTGGGGAATTTATATGGCAATGATACGATATGGAAGCGGGTTTCCCGATGTAACCTTGAAGGGACCCGAAGCAGATCAAGCGGCTATCGACGCTTTCATTGCTTCAGGCCAATTCGACAATTTGAACTGTATGAAGTATTTCGTTCATAATGAGCAGCAAGCACTTGAGTTCAAAGGCTTCGCTTCCAGCTCACTTAACCCACTGAACTACTATCAGATAGCCCTAGAAACCCTCTCGCTGGGCTCAGGAATTCCAGAGCCTGTTTTGAAGGGTGCTCAGGCAGGCGCCATCACAGGTTCAGAAATTAATGAACGCAGCTATTTCAAAGTGATTAGTGATGAACAGACAGCCTTCGAGCAAGTCCTGCGTCTACTTATCGACAAAATCCTGAGTTACCTTGGAAAAGCAACGGAAGACCAGCATCTTAACTATAAGATTGTCTGGAAACCTTCCTATGAACCAACTCAAAAGGAGAAGGCTGAACTTGACTATATTAATGCTCAAACTGCAGAAAAAGAGTTGCTCTGCAAAACAGTTGATGAAGTACGCAAGGGCCGCTTCAAACTTAAACCATTACCTAACAATGCAGGTGAAGTGTGTTTAGGCCTTACAAGCAGCCTGAAAGAGATGGGCGCAAGTTTAAGTCTTTCTAAGCCAAGTGAACCTGTCGTAGCTCCACCCCTAAAAATTGAGGCTTCAACTTCAACAGTTGCATCTAAAGAAAACCTGCAGTCACCTTCACCTGCTCTGGGGGATGGCAATCCAGCGAAAGAATCTAAGAAAGGTTCTAGCGCTGACCAGTCACCTCTAGACGCAGTTCCAGTGGACAAGAGTATCAGTCGCACTCTTCCCCACCTCATCCAGGACATTGGCGTGGCAGTGATGAATGGCAAACTCGGCAAGGAAGAGGCGATGCAACGTGGAAAAAACCTCATTGTCGAATACACTCGCCTCGAACAGGAACACGCGCTGCTCTGGATTAAACATAGAAGCGGGTTTCCAGGTGTTGTGATTATTCCGCCTGAAATGCAGCGCAAATTGGACAGTCAGCACAAGCGGTTTCTCAAAGACTTGGACACTGTTCTCTCTGACGCTGAAAAAGTGTATAAAGCAGGTTCAACGAAACTGTGAAGAAGAGAAATCTGAATGCGAAAACTTAAAATGTTAGACTGCTTCTGCGGGCTCGGAGGGGCTTCAGAAGGCTTTCACAGGGAAGGTTTTGACGTTACGGGCATTGACATTGTGAACGTAGGCTATCCCTACCGATTCATCTTGGCCAATATGCTCTCGCTTGATGGTAAAGCCTTTCAGGGTTACGATGTGATTTGGGGAAGTCCTCCTTGCAGAGAATTTACCCCTATGATAACCTGTTTTGCGAAGAACTGGAAAAAAGCTCCAAATCTCCAGGAAGGATTGAAACTCGTAGATTGTTTTCTTACATTCATCCAGAGAGCTAAACCGAGATTCTGGATAATGGAAAATCACCCAAACCTGGCAAAGCATATTCACACAAGACCGCAATTTGTTGGAAAACTCAGCAAAGGAATGAGAAGGGCTTTCTGGGGCAACTGTCCAGACTTTCTGTTTCCAATGAGCAATAAGCCTTCTATCTGGAGGAACTATAACAACCACAAAACCCGAAGTTGGGAACGTGCTAAGATTCCTTTGGCTTGCAGTCAAACTTTCGCAAGGGCTTGCAAAGAAGCGTTAGAAGAGGTGAAAGCATCTGTCCCAGCCTCCAGCTGAAGTTCAACAGGGCAACTATTGTCCATATTTTAGTAGAAATCCTGTGAAAACCTCAAGGGTATCATGTTTAATTCAGAAGAGTCCTGAACTTGTCGCGGAACATTGTAAAAATAAAGAAAAACCTTGTCTTTGGCTACTGAAATATGGATACGCAAAGGAGATAAAACCGTGAGTGCTGAATCAGGCAATTACTGGTTGACTGAAGACGGTATTCTTGCTAGGTTGGGAATGCTCAGTGAAGATGTTCAGCTTGGCACCTTCAATAACGCAGTCAAAATTTATGGGACAGCCCTAGGCGTAACAGACTTCGTGATTTCAGGAGATGTCGGCCCGAACAGTTGCCTTTGGTGCATAGACCACATAGGCCAAAGCTACCACAGAGGCCAGTTTATGCCTGACCTTCCCAAGCATATAAATTGCATTCATTTCTATGATATTGAGCGGATAGGAAGTCTGCCTGAATGACTGAACCCTGCTATTTGGCTACGGTGCAGCAACCTAAAATAGTTTCATGCGCGCGCGCGCAAAACTGCGTATTCTGCGGAGTTTTGTTGACTGAGAAATTGGAAAAAATAACTTTCCCCGAAACGTTCACTGCGTATCAGTTCTTACAAGCTGGAAACAAGGCTTGCTCTCGTTGTGCAGAAATGTTCACAGACCCCAAATACCGTAGAAACTCGTGGATTATTCACAACAGAAAATTTGAAGCTATCGAGAATGTGACGGACTTTCTGCTTAATCTTCCTTCGCCCCCCTTCCTTTTGTATTTGACAAAGACTAAGCGTAAGCATGGGTGGATAAGAGCAGTACAGAATCCAGTTTTAGGGACGAAACGGTTTATTCTCATTGTTGATGAAGACAAAATCATGTTTGACGATAAAACTTACGCTGACCTTCATGCCTTCGCAAAGAACCTATATGCTCGGAGAATCCCAAAAACTGTAATGCTCTCTGGGATGCCTCAACCAAGTGCACATCGAAAATATGGTTTGACATGGCAGGAAAGCTTTCGCCTACGAAAACTACAACACAATCCATTATGGAGGGTTATCGTTGAGTTTAAAAGAGCAGACTGAAACCAACTTGAAAAGATTATTGCGACTGATACATGATAATGCGAATTGGAAGAAAATAGCTAGAAAGACAAGCAAATATGATATTTACGCACATAAAATCAAAGCTGCATCTCATCAACAAACTATCAGTACCTTCATGGAAAAACTCTGTCATAGTCTCGGTATACAGAGCATCCAAATCGAAACTGCAACAATTAAACAGTTGGAAGCTGACCGAGATGCGGTACTAAAAGCAGTAAGGAAGGAAACTATCTACTTCATGCTTCTTGCCTTAGAAGGAGGTGAATGATACGGAGACTTTGACAATCGAAGGAACTTTAACTGCTTTAACAACAATCTTCAGTGGAGGAGATGAAAAAACAGGAGTAGAATCTTCTTTGCGAAGAATCGACTATATTATTGATGGCGAGAAAACAGATGTGCCAATCATTGACGGAAACAGCGTTCGGGGTTATCTTAGGCGTTTGTTGCTGACAGACTTTTTCAATCAGATTGGCTATGAAATCAAAACGCCCAAACTTTTCTACCTACTCTCTGGGGGGGCACTTGAAGAGGTAGAATTGCAAGAAAGCGGAAAACTGAATCTGCAATTGCGAAGAGAAATCCGCGCTAACCTACCGCCACTCAGCTTGCTTGGTGGCTCGATGGGAAATCAAGCCTTCGCTGGAAAACTTGTAGTCGCTAAGGCTCTACCAATCTGCAAAGAGCTTAATGATTTTCTGCCAGTGCAATCAAAGCTTAGTTATCACGAATATTTGACAGAAACATTCGCCACTCGGCATGCTGAACGTGAGCCACCTGAAACGGTTCAGCAGAATCAGAAGAAAGAAGAACCAACCATACAGATGAAAATAAACTTAGAATGCTTTGCGCCTGGAACACGGTTCTACCATAAATTCGTTCTCATGGACTTACTGCAAATAGAGAAAAGTTGCTTCGCAAGAATGATTGAACTATGGAAACAAAGACCCTTCATCGGAGGCAAAAGCGCTGTGGGCTACGGCGAAATCAAAATCGACTATCCAAAAATGCAGTGGACCAGCAAAGCCTACATCGACTATCTCATTGAGAATAAGGAATCCGTGAGGCAAACTCTTGAACGAATCGAAAAACTATAGCAATTTCGCCATAATATTTAACATGCAGACACCAATAATGTTAGGGCACCCTTGGCTCGCACTTGATGGAATACTCGCCCACCTTATTAACCGTGAACTTCGAGGACAAGATTACTATACATTGCCTAGCAAGGAAGTGATTCCACAAAGGTTTCTTTATCACGGAGCCACTATGCCTTTGGCTCAAACCAAAGACATTTTTCATGCCAGTGTCGCATGGTTAGATTGCAATGAAGCGAGCACAGCCGTCATCTACAAACGATTCGCAGAACAACAGTGCAACACAATAAAGACTAAAAAGAAAGCAATTGACATAGCCAGAGGACACTTCAAAGCTTACGCCATGCGACTCCCTTACATTCCAGCGCGAACAGCAACCTTCTATGTACGCGGTAACATCAAAGAAACGCTGCGCCTTCTCAGCTATTTGCCTGGACTTGGAAAGAAAGTAGCTTATGGCTACGGCATCTACAGAAGCGTCAGCATAGAAGAAACAGATGCAGACTACAGTTTAGTCAAGGATGGCATAGCTATGCGTCCTCTTCCATCTTTCATTGTGGACTCTGATGAACAGATGATGCTTGCCTACAAACCTCCATATTGGGATAAACGCAATGTTTCGCCTTGTGCGCCACCAGGAGCTGAAGTGACATGGAAGAAATGACGCGGAAAGGCTTCCTAATGTGGGCAAAGACTGAAGAGCATAGGGCAAAAGTTCAAGAGAGCCTCAAAGTAATCAAACGTTATACTGAAAAAGGAAAGTGTATGGTGGCTTTTAGTGGAGGCAAAGATAGTACGGTAATGCTACATCTGGCGTTGCAAGTTGAGCCAAAAATTGATGTGTTTCATTGGAACCATGGAAGTTACCTTATGCCTCAGTCTATTGAGGATGAAGTCATTGCTAATGCAAGACAATTAGGAGCTAACAATCTTATGGTTAAATCATCATCCTTGCTTGAGAAACCAGATGTTCGTAGTAACTATAAAGTATGGTATTTGGTTTTTTGGAATACTCTTCACCGAACAAGAAAGGATGAAAGCTGGGATTATCAGTTTGTTGGTTTAAGAAAGGAAGAAGGATGTAGACGTACAGCCAAAATCAAGGCGCGGCCAAAAGGCGAAGTTTACCCAATTGCCGACTGGGCATGGTCAGATGTATGGGCCTATATTGTTTCTCAGAATTTGGGCTACCCGAAAATCTACGATAAGTACGCTGCACTTATTGGCTACGATAAAGCACGGTTAGTTACTTTCTTTGACACGGAATTCGAAAAGTTCGGGTCTCCCTACTTGGACGGTTTTCTTCTACCTCAACACCGTTCAAACCATGTTGAGAAGCAGAAAACACATAAATAGGAAACTCCCAACTTTCAGTCGGGGAGAGCGTCATATGGTTCGGTGCGAGAAAGCTACCGCGTTTAGGCGTGTAGATGAATAGCACTCCACAACACTTAAATAGTTGTTTGTGTATATAGCTATTGGTGAAAAACACATGGACGCAAAAGAAATTGAAAAAATACTTGAAACTGATAGTTTGCTTGACCACCTTCGGCGCTACTATGGCAAAGCTAGCGCTGAATATAAAAGAAGATACGCAGAACGCTATGCTGAATTGGCAACGCAACCCAAACTGAAAACTAGTAAAGAATTAAGGGAACAAGAAAGAGAAGCAGATGAGGAGGATAAGCGTATTGTGCAAGGCTACTAGATGTCCAAAATGCGACGGTAAAGCGCAACTTATGGTGCAGAGCTTTCCGCTGAACGCGCCACGCCAATTTTGGAAATGCAAAAAATGTGGACATGAATTTGGTGAGGAAATTGGAGTATAATCGCAGTAAGCACCATGTTTTTTTGCTGAACTACCATCTTGTGTGGTGTCCGAAACGGCGTAAGAAAGTGCTTGTCGGTGATGTTGCGGAAAGATTGAAACAGATTATTGCAGAGGTAGCCTGGAAACTGGGCGTTGAGGTTTTGGCGTTGGAAGTCATGCCCGACCATCTGCATCTTTTCGTTAGCAGCCGGCCAGAACTTTGCTTGCCACACTTGGTAAAAGCGATAAAGGGACGTAGCAGTCATGATTTGCGAGTTGAATTTCCCGAACTACGCAAGCTTCCAAGTCTTTGGACGCACAGCTATTTTGTTAGCACTGCTGGAAATGTGAGCACGGAAACGATTAAAAAGTATATTGAGGAGCAGAAGACCCGTGAATAGAGAAACTCCCAACTTTCAGTCGGGGAGAGCGTCATGCAACAACATCCTGAACCTCTCATCAGCATTATCACGGATCGCAAGAAACAGATTAAAGGAGGAGACTACCGGCAATCAGCCCTGTATATACGTGATGAGAAACTTAAGGAAGCAGGGTTAATACGCTGACTCCTTATTTTTTTGAAGGGTGAAATACCTTTAATGTTGCTGACAAATAGGCAGCCTGAATACAAGCAGTTTGACATTGGAGAATGGACTTTCGGTGCTCCAACAATAGCCAGCTTCATCGATAATGGTAAACTCAAAATAGGCAAATTCTGCAGCATCAGCGATGGAGTTATCATCCTGTTGGGAGGCGAACACAACTACCACAACGTTAGCACTTATCCGTTTGATCAGCTTCTCATCCGTTTCAGAAACATTCACATAGTCCACAGTAAGGGCGACGTCACGATTGGCAATGATGTTTGGATAGGTAGAAATGCCCTGATTCTTTCAGGAGTCACAGTTGGAGATGGAGCAGTCATAGCTGCAGGTGCGGTAGTCACGCATAATGTTCTTCCATACGAGATTGTGGCTGGCACCCCGGCGCGGCACCTTAAGTTCAGGTTCGACGCACTTATAGTGAAACAGCTTATGAAGTTGAAATGGTGGGATCTGCCTTGGAAAGAACTTCGAGAACTGATTCCTCTCCTTATGAAACGTCCTGACATACCAGCTTTAGCCCTGTTAAGCAATAAGTCATTTAAGGAGAAAGTCGCTTACAATCCACTAGATGAAGCAGAATGCCACAAACAATCGGAATCATCAACGGCGAAGTTGACAGTGCCATCCCAATCAAAGAAACGGAAACAGAGTTGATAATCCCCGCAATCCTCGCTCGTGAAGGTGTTCTCTCGTATGCGAAGGGAAATACGCTCAGAAGTAAAGAAGAGCTTCAAGACGCGCTTTTCACGTTTAATAAAGCGTGGGTTACGGCTGAAAAGCATCCTGAGCCTCTAATCAGCATTATCACTGATAGGAAGAAGCAGATTAAGGGAGACTTAACTGAAGTTCGGCTGGACGCTGACGCGGTTATGCCTAATGGTAAGAAGTCTGCCGCCGTCAAAGCGAATGTCCACCTCATCAAGAAACTTCTTTCAGCCAACTTCATTGATGATGTGAAAACAGGACGCAGACGCGACGTTAGTGTAGGCTTCTTGTTTGACGCTGTGGAGAAGAAAGGAAATTGGCAGGGTGAACCCTACGATCTTGTTCAAGAAAACATTCTCATCAATCACGTTGCAGTCGGAGTGCCAATGGGAAGGATGAGAGCGCCTTTCATCGGCCTCGGATGTGACGTTGCTGACTTTCAACTGGCCGAAAACCTGCTTCCCCTGCAGGAAGAACCGAAGCCGCTTCATGACTTGGAAGAAACAGCCAAACGTGCCAAGGCATTAGCTGACACCCAGATGGGTGCTGATCCGTGGGATGAAACAGCCAATTCAATCCGATCAGGCCACAAGAATCCTTCAGACTTCGATAAGGACAGTTTCCGAACGATAACTATCACAAAAGAAATTCAGGCCGTGATAGGATGTCCAAAAGGACATTGGAACGGCTCCAAATGTGATGTGGGCACTCAGGTGCAAACCTTCATTTTCGACAAAGCAAACTATGACATGGAGAAAGCGAAAGCATGGTTCAAGACTCATGGAGCTGACTCAGCCGACTGTCAAGAGACACCCACAATTCCTGAACAGCAGCCTCAACCAGAACCAAGTCCCTTCGCCGTGAAAGCTTCAGAGTCAACGACTACCGTTGTAGTCACTTTACCTCCAACCGACCAGTCAACAAAGACTCTGATAGACAAACTTAACCGCCTTAACAGTGAACAACTCCAAAGAAAACGTCGGAGACCCCCAGAATAAGCAATAACCCTTTTAAGCATTCCCAAAGATACCTCATACTCAACATACTCAAACAGAAGGAATGAATAAATGTCAACACCAGAAAAACCAAAACCAGAAACCTCACCACCCCCAGCTTCGCCACAACCAGCCTCTCCACAGACTGATCCAGTCAGAATGAGCATTGCAGAAGCACTTGACGCCCTCAACATCGTGAGGGAAGAACGCGATGCTATCAGCAAAGAACTTACCAGCGTTAAAGCTGAACGTGACCAAGCAAACAGCGTCCTAGACGGCCAGGTCCGAGCTGAATACCTCAAAAAAATCAGGGGCATAAGCAGCATCCCTGAAACGACTCTTCAGAAAATGGGAAACAAAGACCTCGAGAACCTAATCAACTCAAGCGAAATGCTGAAGCACAGCAACCCCAAATCAATCATGTTCGCCACCGACGATGCCAACCAAAACGAAGGCGTCATTGACCTGTACAGTGAAAGAATGAAGAGGAAGCGTGGAGAATAATGCCCCAAGACTTAGTAGCCCCCACAAACTCGGTCATAGTTGCAGATCAGGGCTTAATCATCGAAGAATTTGAAGTAGGCGCCAACGCACTTACCATGTACCCGGGTATCTGGGTAGTTTTCGACACGGTTGCAGGCAACGTGAAGCATGGTTCAGATGAAGTTCACGGGGTCGTCGGAATTCTTATGGAAAAGCCAAACGGCCTCTTAAGCGATGCTTACGCTGTAGGCGACGTCTGCAGAGTCATAACTGGTGGACGAGGACTTGTCCTGTCCAGAATCGTGATTAATGGTGGAGCAATAAACCCGGGCACACCAATAGTGTGCAGCACTTTAGGCGCTGCAAGAGTGCAGACCGTTGATGCGCAGGGAGCTCAAGGCGAAGTCATCGCCATAGGAGCAACCGTCGCAGCCAGTGATACAGCCAAAGAAACAAACGCTGTAGTCAGGATCCATAAGCAGCCGATGAGTTTAGGAACTTAGGAGAATTGATGAACAGGAGAATTGATGAAATATGCCTCAAGACATTGTTGAATCAGTCAACTCGATTATCGTAGCCGACGAACACTTGGTTATCGAAGAGTTCAGGGTTGGAGCAGGCGCTACTCCAGCTAAAATGCTTCCTGGCACATGGGTAATTGCCGACACTCTCGACATGGACATTAAAGAAGGCAGCGATGAAGCTGCAGGCGTACTTGGAATCCTTATGGAAAAGGCGGCTGGAGCCATAACCGACGCTTACGCGGTAGGCGATAGGGCAAGAGTCATCACGGGAGGCGACGGTTTAGTCTTGGCCCGAATCATCACGTCAGGAGGAAACATTAATCCGGGCACTCCACTCGTAGCCGCAACAAGTGGGCTCACGAAAATTCAGGCAACCGGCGCTAAAGGCGCGCAGGGCGAAATAGTGGCCATCGGAGAAACCATCCATGCTAACGATGGAGCAAAAGAAACCAATGCGGTAGTCCGCATAAAACACGGAGTACTATCCTACTAGGAGCCATGAAAGAATGCCCGAAACAATAGTTCAACCAACAAACTCAATAATTGTGGAAGACAGAGGCCTCATCATCGAAGAATTCGAAGCCGGAGCAAACTGTACCTTGGCAAAGATGTTGCCTGGCACATGGGTTATATTTGATGTTGCAGCAGGAAATGTTAAGGAAGCAGGAGCTTTAGCCGTAGGCGTACTGGGAATTCTGATGGAGATGCCTGACAAAACTTTGACACAATACCCGGCTGCTAAAGGCGACACTGTCCGCGTAATCACTGGAGGCTATGGTAAAGTGATGGTGCGCAGAAAAATCAGTGCAGGCGCAATCGTTCCCGGCACTCCGCTTGTCACTGCTGCAGACGGGTTAACTGGAAAACTGACGGCAGGCACGTTGGGAGCTGAAGGTGACGTGGTTGCCATCGGCGCAGAATCCGTCGGCGACTCAACAGCCGTCGTAAATGTGGTTGCAAACATTCAGTTGAACCCGTTGGATAAAGCAACCGCTTAGGATCCTTTGAACAAAAAAATAATGAAAATGGAGAATTTGAAAAATGACGAACTTTAGTATGAGTAGAGTTGGAGCAGACACTGCACAACTGCTTAGCACCGACATGCAGTATATTGAATCGCAAGTAATTGAGGCAGTCAGACAGAAACTTCAAGCACGCAACCTCTTCCCAATCGTAAAGCTTGCTGACATCGGAATCAAAGAATGGATAGCCTACTCGCTGACTGACATGAGCCAAGCACGCATTGACATGGACGGCCTCAACGTCAGTTTCGACAGAACCAAGAAAACAGCCAAATCCGTCGTCGTGCCAATGATACACAAAGAATATGAATTGCTGTTCAGAGACATCGTTGCTTCACGCAGAAGCGGAATGCCCATAGACGTGAGTGAACCCCAAAACGCAGCCATCCAAGTTGCTGAGGAAGAAGATAAACTTTGTTTCTCAGGCGAATACACTGGATGGAGAGCCCTCGGAATACAAGGCTTATGCTCAGCGACTGACCGCAACACTCAAGGCAGCGCAGGAGCATGGAGCACCGCCGCCAACATCATCACTGACGTTTCAAACGCAATAGGCATGCTTGAAGCAGACGGACACAACGGCCCCTACGACCTAATCTGCAGAAGCGCATACGCAGCCGACCTCAGACTTCTCATAGCCAACACGGCCACTACAGCCAGACAGGTCCTGCAAACCTCAGGTTTCATCAGAGACATTTTCGTCAGCGACAACCTGTATGGTGCAGCCGCAATAACAACCAGCGTCCTCGTCGTCGAACCAGGCCCCATGAACTTCGTCCTAGGCGTTGGACAGGACATCAGCGTCTACAACATTCAAGACGAAAACATGAACACCAAAGGCAAAGTCTGGGAAATCGCTGTCCCATTCATTAAACGCCCCACATCCATATGTGAAATCACTCCCGTGACACCATAGAAGCCCCCTCTCTCTTCCCTCCTCAAACCCTCTCCCTCTCTCTTCCCCTTTTCTTCGGGATAAGCAACAACTCTTTTAAGCATTCTCATCTTCATTTAAATTAACCCTGTGAGATTGAGAATATGGGTTCCATAATGGCAAATAACACTCAAACAACTACAGCCGGCTATGTTTCAATAGCGAAGATTCAGGTTCCAACCCAAATAGACATTATCCTAATTCAGTTGACAGAGATGGATGTGAACTCGGCAATCTTCAAGGTTTTAGCCAGCAACGATGATGTAACTTACCAGACAATCGTTGAAGCCACCGCTTTGGCTCAGAATAGTTCAGCAACGCCAATCACGTTGACTGACCCTTGGAATTATGTTGACGTCCAAATTGTCGATGGTGCAGGACATGCTTCAGTCAAATGCGTGATTTCTGGGAGCTAAAAAGGAGCTGAAACAATGAGTGCAGACCAAGCGAGAAATTGGTATTTGCCCCCGAAACAGATGGCCGACGCCCTTCTCAGTGGAACAGGAAATACGGCTCCAGTCAGCCTTACCAAATACACTGTTCTTGCAGAGGCCAAAAATGTTAGGTTGATGGGCATTGAAGCAGACGTCACGTGGGGAGTAACGCAGCCTAGCCTCCTCGAAGTCATTGTAACCGTCTCAGACATACCCTTCATTTTCAAGGTCGCAGACCCAGTTTCCACCACCAAATACTTCGCTTCACTCTCAACGGTTGCTGCTGACTCTCAAATACTTGAAACAATTGACCGACCAGCACGTACATATCTTCTTGAAGGCCGAAGCGTAAAAGTTGAAATCCGAGTTACTTGGGCAACCACTCAGCCTACACCCCTCAACTGCCGAGTCAAATATGCTAAATGGTGAAAGACAGAACATTTCAGGCGTATACCTTAAATATTAAAGCCACCTAAAATATGTTGAGAGACCTAAAATGCCTAAATACAAAGTAAAATCTGGCATACACAGATTCGGATATAAAGGCCATTACCTTTCAGGCGAAGAACTTGAGTTGCCAAAAGAATTAGCAGACAAAATACCCCACATTCTCGAACCAGTCATCACGGTTCCCGTCGCTCAACCAGTTCCATCAAAGGCTCCTCCAGAGATTAATCAACCTCAAACTCCCGTTCAAACCAAAACAACAGAACTGAAAGAAAAGAAAGTCAAAGGATAACTTCTCTCAAGAGAACAGTCTTGACCCGAATCCGTGTGAGTGGAACCGTAGACAAAGCATTAGCATTACAAATCGACCTTGAACACGCAGCCCGCATTCTTTTGGCATTACAGGAAGGAAAAAAGGAGCCTTGCTACAGCGAGACTCTGGAAGAACTTTTGAAGAAAGGACTTATCAGAGTCAAACACGTGCAATAAGTCTTTTAAACGCTCCACCCTATACAAATAGGAAAGGAATCGATTATGGTTGCAACCGTACAAATAGACGAGACTAACGGGGCAGGACCAACAGGTTCAGAAACCACTAACATCAGCAACATGAATTTTGGAAACGTTGATGCGCCTAACCTTGTTCCAGCAACTTACCCTATTCCCCAGGCCGCAAACAGTTACGTAAAATATTTCCGAGTCCACGTCACAGCTATGGGTGGTTCAAACAAGATTGATAACATTCAAATCTGGAAGAGTGCAGGCGCCTATGTCACGGGAGAAGGCATCCAAACTAACCTTGAAACATCTGCATACACAGCTGAAGACTATGCTACGCCAGTCACCACAACCTACACTCATAACGTCATGCCCGTAGCCGACCCGGCCGCGGCCAACCTGGGCATCGGAGGCTCATTGTCTGGTAGCCTCGTAGCCGCTGGATACAGTGACTACTTCAAGATGCAACTTCAAACGACAGGATCAACTCCGGCAGGCAACGTGAACCAGAAGACAATCAGCATCCAATACGACGAATCCTAACTTCTTAAAGAGGCAATTCAATGTCTCAGCCCAACGGCAATCCAATGCAAACACAAAGTTTTTCTGACTGGCACATAGTCGCTCGCCTCCGCGATGGTTCAGTCATAATTCAACTTGACTTTGTGGGTGAGATAAACCGCCGCAGAGAACAGGTATCCTGTCTCGAACTCTACTTTAAGAATGAACTAAAAGGCAGAGTCGACCTGTCCAACTCTGAGCAACGGCTCATCCTCGTCAAGCGGACACGCATTGATTTTGGTGAAGACAGAAAACAGGTCGGAGGCCAAACCACAATCCTTGTTGGTTGGCAGTCAACCATTGAAGGCCAAAACGTGAAGTGCCTTCTCTTCCTCTTCGACAATGGAGAATTCACGTTAAGAAACTACGATAATAGGAGCGTCAGCGCCTAAAATGTGTTTGAACAGACTTCTTGAAGCCTACACAATGCTTGGATTCACGCGTGCAATCATCGTTGAAGAGGACAAGAGGCCAAGGCCAATCAACGTTACAGAATTTTTCACAAGAAACGACTCTCGTTTGCTCGACATTGTTAAAGGCTGGGCAAATCTGTTTGAAGAGAAGAAGGTTGAGGCTGCTTTTAACTGGGTCTTAAGGCACATTACGTACCGGGAGAAGTCTAACGCGTTTTGGAATATGCCAGACGAAACGTTGGATACTTGCTCAGGTGTCTGTGAGGATGGTGCGATTTTGCTTGCTAATCTTCTCGTTTATTCTGGGGTTCCTTTTTGGAAGGTTCTGATATGCGTGTACGACAACGTGCATCATGTGGTCGTCACGTATAAGGGGAAACTGTTGGACTGGACAAATCCTGAACATACAGTTGTTCCAAACGGAGTTTTATGGTATTGTTTCAACGCGAAACGCGCCTACACATTTCAGGAGAATGTTGATAAATGGAAACGTTAAAGCGTAGCTGGAAAAAAATTGTTGCAACACTTCTTATGATAGCTGCGCTTCTGGTCGGCGCTGTCACGGTTCCAACTCTTTTTCCGCCGACCCGCAAGACGGGAGCGGCAGGAGTTTTCGGCTATGACGTGGCGGGGGCAAGTGAAGATTATTTAAGCATTCGTGGCACTGGTGGTTCAAGCTTTATTTGCGGTAGCAAATTTACGAGTCCAGCTTCCGCTGCTTCGATTTGGAATATTACTGGTTACATTCATAACACGGATACGGCTGCTCGAAACGTGGTTTATGGATGGTACACTGATAATGCAGGGGCCGTAGGCACGTTAATTAATCAGACAACCGCGACTACGATTGCCGGCAGCACAACGGCGTGGCTTACAGAAAACTTTAGCACGGTCAACACGATGAATGTTTCAACTGCCTACTGGCTTGTGGCTTCAGCGGATCGTCGTTCGACAGGAACGCCAATATATTACGTGTACCTGAAATATGGTGCTGGCTCTGCGAGTCAAGGCGAAACATTTGCGTGGACTTATAGTTCCACTTTGCCTTCCACGTTTACGGCAGACGCGTATAACACCCATAAATTCAGCATTTTCTGCAATTACACGACCGCAGATACCTCAGCAAACACGGTTACATTAAACACTCCAGAATCAGGCGCCTACAATTACACAGGCACTCAAATCAACTTCACCTATACCCCTCAAATGTTTCAGGACATCAACAATTCATTACTAACGATTTGGTTCAGCAATCAAAGCCTCTACTGCACGATTCAGAACACTACTACAATCATAAATAACACTGCCAACGGCATTGCATTTACTTTTTCGTCCAACGCTGAGTACCTTTGGAATGTTGGAGTAAGCAATTCTACCGCTGTACAGTACGCTGCGACTAACTATACCCTGTCAATTCCTAATGGACCAACAACAAACATCGTCCTGACTGATCCGACCTTTGGGTTTGCCGGGTCACAACTCTATTTCAAAGTCAACTGGACTGCCCCAACGAGCTATTCTTTGGATAGATACCAGCTTTTCACGAACAATACTGGTTCGTGGGTTGGCGGAACAGTTGGCACCTTCATCAGCAATACGTGGAGCAATGATTCTGTCATCGTTAACTCGGACGGAAATAGTGTTGGGTGGTACTATGTTGCGAATGCCAGCAACTATGGCATCACAACAATGACTGTTCAAATAGTTTCAGTCTGGCCCTCCTTTCCGATAGCGGCAAGTCATGCCGTTGGACATAGCACTGGCGGTGGCAACGGGTTCTATTACAACGGAAGTCATGCAGTAGTCTATTTCGCTTACCAAAATACATCAACAAATCCTTGGCATTATAGCATCAGTGCATACGATATCAACTACTCAACATGGTACACTTATGACACAACTATAGCCGCCAGCCCAATCAACGCAGGCGATGGACACTTTGCTCCAGAAGTTGTTGCCTTTCCAAACAGAACATTAGTGATGATGTGGGCATACTTAGCGAACACTTTCCAGTACGTCATCTCGACCTACCGCACGAATGAGACCATAAATACTTTGCAAATCATCTCAAACTGGGGAGCGATACAATATGTCAACTTTAGTGCTAGTGTGCTATTGAGTTACCCAACACCAATATGGTATTCCGATAAAGTAGTAATATTCTTCAGAAATGGAGAAAGCGACTATGGTAATGAATCAATGGCAATCATGCAAAATGATGCATGGTCATCTCTCACAACCGTTTCTTATGCTGGAAAGGATTATTCAGACTTGTACTGGTCATTTGCATATAATGCTGCTGGATTGATTGTTGGTGCTGCAAGAGGATACAACTTTACTACTATGTCTGCTAACTTTATGGAAACATGAATGCTTTCTTCATCTTCAGCAATGACACGGGCACTACATGGCGTTGCTACAATGGTACCGCCCTGACTGTTCCATTCGACGGTTCAACCACAAAAATCGCCAACCTCTCAGCCAACGTTTTCGTGCAGTCTCCATCGTGGGATGAAAACGGTTCAATCATAGTGCCCTATGACCGATACACAGACATCTATACGGGAATGTTTGGCGACAAGTACAAAATGGGATTGTTAGTATATAACGGCACTTTAGGCTATGCTAATGGCGGCTGGACAGATTACAACTGTACAGATGCTACTACAGGCAATCAAATAGTCGGATGGCACGGCGGATTAACTTCACGTGTAATTCTAGACGGATATTATGGCCGTCCAGCATTTTGGGCAGCCTATAATGGTTCCGAAAATTACTACATTCGGGTACCTAACAGCACTACCTCATTCTATCCAGTCATAAAAGATACTTCCTATGATTTCGAATATTGCGTTTCAACAATCATGAAAATGTCAACAGTTCTTCCTTCCAGAACATACGCGTATATTGTGAATCAATACGCGCTTCTTTGTGGAAACGGAACAGCAAATTCCTATTTAAATTCCGTTGTGGGTAATGTCACATTCAATGATTATCAGGCTAGTGATTGGGTTACTGAAGCAAATGCTTATGACGGAAACACCGCAACATATACAAGTTACGCAATTTCTGGAACTGACTACACTCCATATTTGGTCCTTAATTTGACTACTGCAGCCTATGGAAGGAATATTGCCTTCTGGGTGAATTGTGGTGACGCTTCAGGAACTATGACTATCGACGTAGTTTATGGGGAAACAGGAAGTTGGGTGAACGTGTTTCCCAGCGCTGTTCCAACAAAAGCACATTATGTTAATGCAACGTTTACCGCAATTCAATACACCGCTGTACGCTTTAGATTCTATGGTTCTGGGAGTCCAACATGTTACGTTTATGAATCCAACGCTTTCAACGAGACTGTACATTCACTTTTTGATTACTCTACCAACTCTGAAATGTGGGGAACTCTCTACACTGCAAGCCACACTGGCACATTAGCGGCGGCAGACGTATTTTCTAATTCCACGTGGACAGGGTTAAGATATCAAGTAGCAGTTTACTATGCTAACAATACAGGGACTTATTCGAGTCTGAACTGGACGCTTTTGACTACGTCGTGGGCAAACGCAAGTTTTGCGAGCGGTGCGTACCCAACGGAATTTACCTGGGGTCTTCCAATCAGTTTTCCATCAGAATATCAGGTTTATGCTGGCGTAAACTATTATGTCTGCGTTCATTTTGAAGGAAGCGGGGCTGTTAGTGTGCCAAACATCGTGTATGCTGACAGTTCTACAGTTAATCAATGCTTTAATGCTACTTTCGGCGATTCGTTTCCTTCAACTCTCTCTCCTTCCCAATGGTTCAATAGAAGTATGGCAGTTGCAGTGTACAGTTCCGATTGGACAATAAGAGGATGGCTCTACAATTACACCGACCTAACTTCAGACTGGAATGGACTAGACCCCTATACTACAGATATTGGACACAGCCTCGGCGAAGTCAATGCAAGCCTTAACTATAACGGTATACAGTGGAGTGCTCTTGCTATAGCGTACACAAATGGAACGCAGGTCGGCATGATTTACGGTCATACCGGTGACCTGACATATAACGTAATTTCAGGCTGCAAAATCTGGATTTGGTGTATTGCCGCTGGACAATGGGAACATCACTATTAGAAGGAAGAAAAGATGGCGCTGCTGCACCCATATTTCGTGTATGGTACTGTTCAGCAAAATGGTGTCGGCCAACCCGGGATTTCAGTTACAGTCCGCAACGACACCAAAGGGCAAGAACATACAGTAACAACCGACAATACAGGATTCTTTAGTGTTTTAATCACGAGGACAGACTGGTATTCTAGCAGTTGCGACAATGGAGACTCTATTAAAGTCACAATTTCAGGAAATGTCCAAACCGCAACAGTAAATGACACAGCCCATCCGTACGGTCTTTTTTTCGGATTCAACACTCTCACCAAGTCTAGTGACGCGCGTGTCCTAGTCACCGTAACCCTAACCAAAAACAGCGATTCCGCCGTCAAGGCTACTCAGACCACAAGCAAACTCAGCGATGCACGAATCGTTGTCACTCAGCTCTTAACCAAAACCAGCGACGCAGCAGTCAAAGCCACTCAAACCACAAGTAAACTCAGCGATGCCAGAGTCCTAGTCACCCATCTCTTAACCGAAACCAGCGACGCATCTGTTAAAGCAACTCAGACACTCTCGAAGCTCAGTGATACGGCGGTTAAGGCAACCCAGCTCATCACCCAACCCTCTGACTCAGCAATCAAAGTTCTAGGCAACCTCATAACAAAATCAAGCGATGCAAGAGTGAAGGTCACCCAAACATTCACGAAGCTCAGTGATACGGCGGTTAAGGCAACCCAACTCATCGACAAGTTGAGTGACGCTCGCGTCAACGTTACGCAGGCACTCACGAAAACCAGTGATGGCGCAATCAAAGCAACTCAGACCTTCACGAAAACCAGCGATGCCATGGTTTCAACAACTGGAACAAGAATCCTCGACAAAACGTCGAATGCCGCTGTCAAGGCAACTCAACTCATCACCAAAACCAGCGACGCAACAGTGAAGGTTCTGGGCATTCTGCTGACTAAAACAAGCGATGCCCAAATAAGAATCATTCAACTCCTCACGAAATCCAGTGATACAGCAGTAAAGGCGACTCAGCTTCTCACATTGACGAGCGATGCTAAAGTCACAACTGCAGGCACAGGATTAATCACCAAGACTTCCAACGCAGCAGTCAAAGTTACCCAGCTCCTCACCGAGACAAGCGATGCGCGAGTAACAGCAACCATACTCACCACAAAAACCTCAGACACAACGGTCAAAGCCACTCAAACCCAAACGAAAACAAGCGACGCAACCATCTGGCTCGCAGGCACAGTCACAAAATACAGCGATGCAGCAGTCAAGGTCACAGGCAACCTCATCACGAAAACAAGCGACGCTAAAATCTTCTTCACCGCAACACTCACAAAGAACAGTGACTCAGCCATCAAAGTTTCAGGCGTCACAATCACCAAAACATCGAATACGGCAGTTAAGACAACGGGAAACCTAATCTCAAAAACCAGTGACGCATGCATCGTCATCCAGTCAACAATCACGAAGACCAGCAACGCCAGTGTCCACGCCACACAGACAATCACTCTCTGCAGTGATGCGAAAATCCGTTCAGGCTTCATAATCACAAAAATCAACATTCAATCAGCCGACTCAACTGAAATCAACATTCACCAAGCCAAACACGCTGAGCCGCTAGCAATAACTGATTTAAAGAAGACGATACAAATAGGAAGCGGTTAAAGGAAGCAGTTAGCATGGGTAAAATTTATCCTGGAGACACAATCACCAAGACACTCACGTTCAAAGATGAAACAGGAACCACCATCGACCCAACCGTCATAAACATATTCTTCTACGACTCTGCGGGGGCCTCCCAAGGCAGCCAGACTATACTTGACCTTGACCGAGTCGACCGGGGCATTTATACGATGCTCTATGATGTGCCTGATCCAGCCGTCAAGGGTGAATGGACCTACAGTGTCACAGCAGTCCTGGCTGGAGTTGACAACACCGAAATATTTAGTTTCTACGTGAACGCAGTCACAGACCGACCGTACGGAGAATTGGACACCGTAAAAAACCTTTTACTCATCAGCCTCACAGAAACCAGCTTCGACGACCAACTTGACACGGTTATTGCGACAGCCGACAACTTCATCAACATTGCCCTAGAACGCTGCGGAGCCACAGTTCCCTTAACCTCGCCTGGAGACGTCATCAGAGACATCAGCAATTACCTTGCTGCAGGCTTCTACAAACAGAGGGATGTTCCAGATGAGAAAGTCCATTCATTCTACACGATTGGCATCAATCTTTTGAACGAGTACATCGCAGATAATTATCCGGCCGCACACCTTGTCCCAGCAATTAGCCCGCCTGAAACCGAAACCAGCTCAACCAACCTCACCCTAGCCTACAATGTGGGTACGGCGACCTAGATGGCTCAGAAAATTAAAGTCACTGTTAGGGCAGGTTCTAGCCGGGTTCAAAGCTTCGTTTCAGGAAACACAGGACCTATTCTGAGGGTGGCTCAGATGTGGCGTGAGCAGGGCAGAAGCCTCGTCGAAACGATTCTTCGCCAGCTTGTACCTGTCAAAACAGGGGTTCTCCAGAACAGCGTCACAAGCGTTGAAACTCCCAAGGGATTCAGCGTTTACCCCACAGCACCCTACGCAAAATATGTGGACAAGGGCACAAACCCCCACGTCATTCGAGCCCGCAATGCAAGCGTCTTACGCTGGTACAGTGTCTTAGGTGATCCCATCTTTGCGAAGTGGGTGATGCATCCGGGTTCGCGAGGTAAATTCTTTATGAATGATGCTCGCGATGCTGCGAGACCTCTGCTTCGCAGTTTGTATGTTGACCTTTGGATGGAGCAGTGATGACAGAACAAACCACAGCTTCAATCAAAGCTGCTATTCTTACAGTTTTGGACGGTGGAGTAGGCCTCACTGACGTTAAGACTTGGTTCAGATCTGAGCCTCCCCCAGTCAAATACACTGGGTTATTCGGTTTTGTGGAGTGGGCTGGAGGCCAAATTAATCCGGAAGCTGCTCAGAAACGGGTGTTCGACAATTTCTACATTGTCTTAGCTCGCAAAAGCGCTTACAGCGAAGAAAACGAAGATAAGGTACTTGAACTGGTTAAGGCGGCTGAAGACTTGCTTGACGCAGACCCCACCTTGGGGGGAACCACCTTTGACAGTTGGGTCAGCAACAGGGAAATTCAGAAGTATCCTATCACTCAACCTGTGGATTGGGAGATTGCAGCAGTCAGAATCACCCTTACAACTTGGAGATTCAAAGCCTAGTTTGAGCTAGAGAATCCTGTATGAACTGCGAATTTAAATTGCGAATTCTGAAATTGTTGGTGAACCTTCCTTTCTCTCTAATTGACAGGATCCTGAAGTTCCCACCTGCCCGTTACCCTCAAACCCAAATGCTCCAAGCAATGTACAAAGACGCTCTCGAAGTATATGCTCAACACGTGAGTGAAGGGGTCTTCGGTTCCAGCCCAGACGGAAACTTTCCACAATTTCTCAGTGTGAGCGTCAAGGTGCTAAGCCTCATAGCAGAGGAAGACCGTTATTACAGGGCGTGGCTAGGCTTTGCCTTCATAATGGCCCAGAGAGAATGTGAGAGTTACCACCCTTCACCCTTGGAACTGAAAAGGCTTATTAAGAGTCAATGGGGTGATAACATTGATTTTCTCTCTGACAGTGTCCTAAAGAAATACATGGATGATTTCAAAGCCATGGCACTAACGAACAGTTTCAGCAATCTACTCAAAAAAACCTAACTTAGCACGCACTAACAGCGTTCTAGCTTCAAGACGGATTGACAAGCAGGCGAAACGATACTTTTTTATGCTTGAAAAGGTTTACTAAACCTTGAGGAATAAAACATGCCGTATAAAAATAGAATAAAACAACTCTTGTACATGCGAAAGTATCAAAGTCGAAAAGGCGAAGAATTCAGGAAGTGTGAAGAGATAAAAAACGTTGAGAGCCAAGCAATCCAATTTATGCGACAACACATTATCGGAAGACAACTATTTTATGTAGGACAGGTCGGTGATGATGCTCTGCAGACATGCGGTGAAATTTGCGGAATTTTAACGATACCTATAATCAGTGCAAGTATTGATTCACCTGTTAACTCCGAGACGATTGAAAAGGCGGTTACTAAGATTTTTGAGGCAGAAGACACATTGCTTCTAACAGGAGAACATAAAGATTGGCCCGCCCTAGGAATACACGGATTAGCGACTGCTGAAAAACGAAATGTCATCAAGTCTTGCGGGAACTATGAAAAAGATTTTCGGAATGCGGCAAAACAATTACACAGGAATGGGTGCGAACCACCCTATAGCATCATATCAAGTTCGAAACATACAATGCATGCACCATTTGAAGTAGAGGGATTCTATATTTCAAAATTCCTATATAATGGCAACGGAGAGCAAAATAACATGTTGGTGATTGGGGATTCAAAGAACTTTGAAATTCTCATGGGTTGGGACTTACAACTTTTTAGTAGCCATAACCAATACCACTTTACAGAAGCCTTAGCGCCTCTCATTCATAATCCTAAAGCTATCTGTGAAATCCAAGATATCAGACCAGAAGCCTTTGAAAATCCTGTAAATCTAGGCACAGTTCACATCCGTTAAAACACAATGTGCGCCTCTCTCTTCCCCTTTTCTTCGGGATAAGCAACAACTCTTTTAAGCATTCTAACTGAATATTTCTACACAAGGAAGAATAATTAATGGCAGGACCCTATGCTGGCCGAGTAGCCAGACTCTACAAGGACGCGGTGTTAATTGCTTACGGCAAAAACATCAGTGTCAAAATGACTGCGGAAGCAGTTAAAGACAGTTCAATGGATCACGCTGCACCTGAACTTTTGGCTTCAGGAAACCAGGGGTTCACCTTCAGCATCGACAGACTCTACGTTGACGAAGCCTATGGCATCATAATCACTGGAGGCACAACATTCACGATTATTTTTGCTCCTTCAGGCGTAAACGCCGCGCCTAAAGTCACTTTAACCGGATGCGTAATCACTTCATGCGAGCATTCTGCAGGCGAGTCAGGCGCAGTCCTCGAAAAAGTGGCTGGAGAAGCCTTAACCTGCGTGGCCATCTCATCTTAGGAGGCTAGAAGGAACATGGCTGTAGTTGTTGGAAGAAACGCTCGAATACTCTATGGTACGCCCACCCCGGTAGCTATCGCTTACGGCAAGAATATCACTGTGAAAATGTCGGCTGAAGCAATCAAGGAGTACAGTGTAGATTCAGCATCCCCCGCAATTCTAGCGTCAGGCAACCAAACTTACACTTGGAGCATCGACCGACTATACGTCGATGAAACATACGCTAACCTTCTTCTATCAGGAACCACATTTCAAATCATATTCAGCCCAATCGGAACGCCCCTAGGCAGCCACTATGTCACCCTAACAGGCTGCATCATCACAAGCTCGGAACATTCGGCGGGAGAATCAGGCGGAGTCCTAGAAAAGTTGAGCGGCGAAGCCCTAACATGCGTGGCGACCTAAAATGCCTGAACAAGACAAAGAAAAAGTCAACACAGAAAAAATAGCGCAGTTCGAAGCTAGAATGGCGGAAGACGAAAAGAAGGAGGCAGCCCAGAAAGCCTCAGCAGCACAGTTTGACCCAATGCTTCTCATCAAAGAAACCAGTGAAATCTTCAGCTTCAAAGATGAAGTATTAGGCACAGTCCGCTTCGGCAGACTCAGCCTCAAAGAATTCAAGTCATTCGAATCCGTCGTCAATGTTGAAGAAAGAGCCTACCGCATCCTCCACGCTATGCTCAAAAAAGCTTATCCCAAACTCACGTATGAACAGATAGAGTTGATGCCCTTCGACAAGGTTGCCCGCCTAAGCACCCTTCTCAGCGCTGAAGTTACACGTTTTTTACCGAAACAACCATAAAATACCGAGTAGACCTGCAGGAGTTGGGGTTAATCGCCCACGAATACGGTTACACCCTCACATACATAGCAAGCCTCACACCGACTCAAATCAGTTTCCTCACAAACTGGCTCATATGGTGGAATAACAAAACCAAACAGTTAGGAGAATAAGAACCATAAGCGACAACATAACAATAACGTTAACAGCTTTAGACGAAGCTACAGGCGTCATCACTAATGCTGCAAGCAAGATAAGTTCAAGCTTCAATGTTGTTGCAGATTCAGAGAAAAAGTTGGGGCAGTCATACGGTGAAGTGGCGGGTGCAGCAAGCAAGATAACCAGTAGCTACAATGGAGTCGCCTTAGCCAGCACCAACCTCGCCAAGGACACCGAAAGCGTCGGTACCAGCATGCGTGAGTTAACCGTTGCTTTCAGTGGCATAGCAACCGCAGGCTTCAGCCTCTACATGAGTTTCGACCGCATAGAAAAAAGTCAGGTTGCCTTAGACCGCGCTAACCTTAACATGAAACGCAGTACAGAAGCAGTTGATCAAGCCACCAAAAACTATAATGAAACTGTGGCTAAATATGGGGTGTCAAGCGTGGAAGCCAAGGATGCAGCGGACAAACTTGCAATCGCGCAGGAAGCGTTGACAGTCTCGCAGGAACGCGCAAGTCTTGCACAGGGCAACGTTAACCAAAGTATGATGATGATGGCGCTTTCTGTTGTGCCAACAATGATAACGATGACTTCAGGCGCAAGTAAAGCGCTTGATCAAATGGGTGTTTCAATTAGTGCTACAAACGCCGCGTTAAGCATAGGCCTCATAGGATCCTTAATTACTCTCGCAGTTGTGCTGGTCAACGCTTACAACACGTGCAAGCCTTTCAGGGATGCAATAAACGGGATTGGAGAGGCAATCAGCGACTTTTTCATGCCACAGCTGAACCTTATAGGCGGCGCACTTCAAGGCTTCGCCAACTGGGTTACGGGCGCGGGAAACGCGGCTAAACAGACAAGTCAAGACGTACAGGACCTTGCAAGGCACACTCAGGAACTTACCTACGCCACAAACAAGGCGGTCAAAGCAGCGGAGGATCAGGTAAAAGCAGCGGCAGCACAGCGGGACATTGATCCGCAAGTAGCTGAAAATATGGCGAAGCTCGGCTACAGAATGAATGATATTACCAACTACTCCTATGAATTATCGCAAAGTTTTAGACTTTTAGATGCAGCGGCAGACACGTCGCTGGGCGACATCAAAAAAGCGTATGAAGCAGCACTTAACAAGCATGACTTTGACGCGATGGCGGCACTTGTTTGGGATTTTCATGACAAATGGACTATTTCTCTGGATGAAGCTAAAAAGGACATTACAAACTACACGGACAAACAAGCTCAGGAGTTGGCCCAGCAGCAGGCAGACCTTGCTGAGGCTAATGCTGAACAACAAAAACTCCTTCAAGACCACGCAGACACACTCAACACGTATTATACAGACAAATTTGTGAAGTCAACCCAGCAATATCAGGATTCTCTCGCCACTTCTGCCGAAAACATTAACGCTATCATGGACAACCAGAATATGAGTATGGGTCTAAAACTTGCCCTGAGTTTAGCGAATGTTGAGAAGTTTCGAACGCAATGGCACCTTACATGGGATGAAGCGGAGAAAGACCTAGCAAGTTCCACAACTGCAATCGTCAAGTCTATTGATGAGCAGCTTGTTGGTAAAGCGCAGGCAGACCTTCAAGCCTTCAAGGACTGTTCTTCAGGCAAGTTTGCGGGTATCTCGGCGTTTGGAACAAAAGAAATGAGTAATCTTGTCGCAGACACCAACGACTTACTGAGCAGAGGACTGGTGGGGCAGGCTCAAGCTAACATTAAAGCGTTTCAGGATTGCAGCACAAACAAAGCCGCTGATATGGCGAAGAGTATTAAGGCTTCGATGGACGCGATGGTTTCGGCGGGAATCACGTCAGCTGCGGACATGGCGAAATATGCGACGTTGGAAGACTGGTATAACAAGTTGATGGCGCAGGCCGTCGGAGCCGCAGTCAGCGTAGCAGCAGCAACCAAAGCAATGTCCACAGGGGCACCCGTCAGCATTCCAGTTGAGTTGTATAGGCAAGGAATTCAAACGCAGGAAGCTTATGCAGCATATCTAGCGAGTCTTCTTAAACCTGGGGGCGGTGGTCCAGGGTTAAGAATGATGCAGGAAGGTGGAGTTGTAATGGGTCCAACTTTTGCTTTACTGGGGGAAAGCGGGTCGGAAGTTGTGATTCCACTTTCCAAAATGAGAAGCGTTCAAGGAGAAGGAACTACTGTGCAGATAAATTCTCCTTTAATATTTGTGCAGGGCAATGCAGATAGGGAGACGGTGAAGTTGGCTGCACAGGAAGTGTTAGCTCAACTCAAAACAATTATCGTTGAGCCTTCAAGCTATGGGGCTTCAGCTACGCAGAAACGAATCAGAAAAGGAGCGACATTCTAAATGGTTATATTGGCTGAACAGGAAAGAAAGCATGATACAGAACAGAATTGGTTCAACAATGCAGCTTCAGCAAGCCAAAATGCTGTTACAGACTGGGTAAACGTTAAAAGCTTCTCAGTCAACGGTCCCACCATCATTGGCGTAAAGGGTACACTTGGTGGAAGCGGCGGCGGGACTTGGAATGGCGCTGGGAAAATAACGCTTGACGGAGTGCCTGTTTGGTCTTCTGGCGGTGTGAATAATCCAAATTCTGTGGCGTCGCCTGATCTGTTCCTGTATGTTGGCACAGGCAGTCATGAAGTCATTTTTTGGGTTGCTGTTTGGCAGGTGAGCGGCGGCGGCTGGGTCGGATGGTCCGGCATTTACGCTGGACAAGTAGCTTTCAACGATATGGCGGGTGCAGGACCCTTTGATAGTGGAGTTGTAGCGCTAACACAAAATGCGAATACTACGCTGCTGAACGAAACATTCACGATTCCAGCGGCACGGGCAACGCCAATCGGAAACATTGCAAATCACACGGTCACCCTTTTCATCTTTGCCAAAGACGCAACAGCAAGTCCGCAACGCAGAACTCATATGAAGACGGGCACGAATGACGCTGGAAAAATCAACATTCAAGTAGGCAACATCACAGGTTTAAACTCTGGCTCCATTTTTATTAGTCACAATGACGATGCAGACGGAAACACAAGCAACCCCACTTACGGCCTTGGAAGTTCCACCATAATCATAGGGTCTGCTCCTGTCGGAAGGACAATAACAGTAAACATTGTGGGATACACGGATCAAGCAGGTCTTTCCTCGGAATGTTATGCTGTTGCGTTCCTGTGTCCCTGGTTCATTCCAAAACAAGACCACCAGCCTATAACTCTGGACTTTGCGCAGTTCAGCACGTTTTACGCTTGGCTTGAACCCCTCTTAACAGACGCCGTCAAAACTTCTAAACTGGGAAAAACTAGGCTTGTCAGTTTCGGAGACGCAACGGACTTCTACAGTGTTGCCTCAGCAGGAACGGGCCTTATTCTTCAACACAACTACACCTTCGACATTTTAGACGTGGTTACATGTTCTTGGATTGTGACTAGCGGAGAAATGATTTGCATCAGCTACGTTGGAGTTGACGCAAGGTGAACATGCAGTTGAAGGCTCTAGTCATTCGGGACGATAAGGGCAAGTTTCGTGATGTTGGCGACGTTTTAGCGGTTGCGCGTGTGGAAGGCAAAAAGATTTATAGAACTCACGGCAATATTAGAGTCATGCGCTTGTTTTTTGAGCGTGACATCGGTTGGATCGTAGTGGTTGGTTGTTCAGGTTCGCCGGGTGTAGGCGAAGAAAGAAAAAATGAAAAATGGCAAATGAAGTAAGTAAATCTGCATTAAACATTGTTGGAACTTTCAAGAATCTGAAATGGTGGGAAGTAACCATAATGACAGTTGTCATTTTGGTGGCTTCAGGATTCGCGGCGAAAATGGGAGCTAACGTTAATGTTAACATAAGCCTTCAAGAACAACTTATCACCCTGCAGAATCGCATTGACATTCCAGTGAACAGCAGTTTAAGTGGACTCCAAAAACCGTATGACTACATCATCAGCATGGTTGACACGTACTATTGTCTGCAGAATGGCACAAACGGTAAGCTTGACTATTTCAGCACAAGCAAGGTGCAGGTTGAAAATGACGCTTTCGGTAATCTGACTTCAGTTCCCGGTACTGTGCTCTTGAAGGGTGTAACGTTGGATCCAAGCGTAAATTATGGAAGTTGCACTGTCATCGAAATAGTCAATGGCAAAATGAATTATTACGGGTCAAATGCATTCTGGTACAACAACGTAAACATCACGAGTCTCATGGCAAATGCTAACTGGAACTTTACGTTCCCCGCAGGCACAACGTTTCCCACAAGTCCTACTCCCACATTGGGCAACACGTTTTATCTAACCACGAATTACACGGCTTGGGTGTGCAATGGCACGGCATGGGCATCATTGGGCACAGAAGGTGCAACTGGACCACAGGGACCGGCGGGGCCTTCAGGAAGCAATAACGTGATTTTGCCTGTAAGCTGTCTAGTATTTGTGAACTCAACAAGTTGTTATGCTGAAGCTGCAAACGGAAGCATATTAACTTCTGGGTCAAACCAGACTACCGTGATAAACTATGCTTTAAGTACGGCGTTAACAAATGGGCGGACGTGGCAAGAAAAAACTGTTTTGAAAGGCAACTTTACCACAGATTCAATAATACAAGTAGGTTTCAACACTGAAGTTGAGATACAGGGAACAATAACAAGAACCCCCGGCACAAATTCAATAATGATTCAGGCTGTTAATGTGGCTGGTCAACCCTTCGGTTATCCCGCGAACGTTTGGATTCATGGTGGAACTCTTGATGGCTCTACTGGTACAGCAGTTGGAATTGATGTACACGCTTATGATACGTGGCGCTGGAAAATTACTGACATGGAGTTTGTGAACATAGAGAATTACTGCATGGCTCTTTATCAGGGCAGATTTAGCGTTGACACTATTTATGCGCATGGTGGATCGATGTATGCTAATCCCTACGGCCCATACGGCGGTCTTTACTGCGGCAACGCATACGACAGTGATTTCAGCAATCTAATCTTGGATGTAGGCGGAAGCACACAATACGCGGTTGATGTTAACGCTGGTGCATCAAATCATTTCATAAATATTTTTGCTGGCGGAAGTAGAGCTTTTCTTGTGGAAAACGGTGCAGTTAGAACAAATTTCGTTAATATTCACAGCACAGACGCATGGTATGGCGCGTTCACAATAGGAAGTGGTTGCCACCACATTACTGTTGAGGGTGGAACCATAGATCGAGCATCAAAAGCAGGAGATGGAACTTACTCATACTTCTACAATGGTGGAACCTACTGTATAATCACAGGCATAACATTTTCAGACAGCACAGGAATCTATCGACCTAAGTACTGCATTGAAGAAACAACGGGCGCAAACTATAATATTTATGCAACCCACACTTTCCAAAATTTTGTTGGCGCTGCCTACCTTCGCGTTGGAGCTAACTCAAAATTCCAAGCCAACATTGGGGGAACAGATTATCCATAAGCAGAGACATCTATTACTTCAACGGAAAGTTACAGGTACTTAAACTCTTACCTTTTTTTGGAAAAAATCACTTCAAAACATGGGATATAAAGATGGATTACGTATTCGGTACCGCAACAATACCTGCAGGGTTAACAGTAGTAACTGTGTTACATGGCCTACCTTCCACGCCAACTGTTGACCAAATCACATTAATAACGTCTGACGATTTGGGCGGCCGAACACTTTATCCCAGCAACCCCACAGCCACAACGTTCGACATCAACCTAAGCTTCATGGACCTTACGGCGTACACAGTCAACTGGATAATACCTTCGAATACAATAGCTTACATGTTTGGTTCTGTAAAGATTCCTAAAGGCTACGTATCCGCATCCGTCATTCACAGTTTACCATTCACGCCTACCGTAGACAGCATCAAACTCACAGCGCAAGATGATTTAGGTGGGCAATCTTTATTTGCGAGCAGCCCAACCAGCACAACTTTTCAGCTAAACATAACATCGATGGACCCCTTCACAGACCACACGATCAACTGGCTAATCTCCAAAATCGCGCCTATCCCTTCAAACGCCACTTTAGACGGCAGACCGCTCACGATTACTCGTTGGATGGAAGATGCTTCTGTGCAGGCTTCACAGTGGGACAGCTGGACCAACAGTGCCTACAAACGACGAATCAAAGTCTACGGCATCGTCCGCACGTACACGATAGATTGCATCGAACAAAACATTCTCTGGCCCTTGAGTCAAACAAATTATTTCGAAGCCGTAGCCGACGCAGGCGCCCCAGTCATATTCTACAGCGCCCAAACAGTGAGGCCCGTAGACAATGCAAACGTGTATGTTCTGCATGTATCGTGGACCATTGAAAACATCGGTGGCCAAAACATCAGAAAATTCACGCTTACACTTCAAGAAGTCTAACACCACAAATTATAAATTCAGAATCATTCATAGGTATCAAATTACAGGAGATGAAAAAACATTTTGGCAACCTCACCGGATAAATGGAAGCTTAACGCTGCTCAAGGCCTCATCATTGCAACGTTGATTCTTGCAGTTATAGGCGGCACCCTCGGAGCCCTATCACTTGGAATCAGCAAAGGAGCCATTGACCTTACTAGTCTAGGTCCTTACGCGCCTCTCATCGTCAACGTTCTGAATGGTGCTCCTCTGATCGTGATTTTCATTTGGATATACAACATTTTCATGTATTTCCGTCAAAACCGTCTCGCAGCATTGAAGGGAGTAACTGAAAAATACGACATAACAAAACTATTATTGACCCTCACTTGGTTCATCGGAATTCTTGGTCCAGTTGCAGCGGCTTTGCCCCAATACAAAGAAATAATCAACGTAATCGTTCTGGTCGGTACTGGTTTCGTTTCAGAACTCAAAAACGTGTGGTCAGGAAAAGCGCCTACACCCCTAGAACCAGCAGTTCCGCCAGCAGTCCCGCCTTTACCGCTTAAACTTGCTGTGCCAACTACAGTTCAGGATGGACCTGTCGGAACATATAAGGGATGGATAATTGAAATTCAAAGCGGACGTCTGCACCTGATTACGCCTCCGGCTATGCAGCAAATGTTCGGAGTCTGGATGGATTTGGGCAGTATCACGGATTATCCTGCAAACACAAACTTCATGACGTTCGCAGTGCCTTGGATAGACGAAAAGGTTAAGCAATACGACTACATTCAGGCACACGGCTACACAAATCAACCACCACCCCCAACATAGAATAGTGCATGTGTATGCGTGAAGTTTCCATATTTTATTTAGTTCGACGTCAACCAGCATTCATGGGAAAGTCATTTCCCTTAGATCAGAAGGAAGGTTTTCATATCTTCTTTCTCCTTTCTCCAAGTCAAGGCTGAAAGTTGATGCCGAATGTTAGACCGCTTCGTCGTCTGGCTGAGTAAGCAGTTCTGTAGACGTTGTTCCGCAGGAAAATATGAAAAATGCTTACGTTGCAGAGTTCACAGGCTGCTTAACAGGCTCTATAACCGTTGATTCCCGAAAAGAGGGAAAAAATAGTTTTTGCAGTACCTTAATCTAGTCTAGCGTGCATGCATGTTAGTCTTGGGGTTCTGATTTGAGTCTTCTTTCTCCAATTATTTTGATCAACGTCTTTCCCGTAAGAGCTCCTGTGTCTTTGTTGAATGCAGTTATGTATCGTCTTAAGCCGACTTCAAAGTTTGTTAGGCAAGGTTGTGGTACCCTAAGCACCACTGTGACGAACCTTTTCTTTGCAGGTTCATAATCATTCGTTCGTTTCTCTGCCCACGTATGCATCCACATCCACCTGAAATAGCAGCTGAGTGAACAGAACCTTCTTCCCTTCCGTATTGGTGCGCCGCAGTTTTCGCATTTCTTCGCCTTCCAAATCCCAATTTTCCTTTTATGCTCATACTGGCACCTTCTAGAACAGTAAACATACTTGCAGACGTGAGACGGCTTCCTCTCGACAGGGTTCCCGCAGTTGCTACATGGAAACTTCATTTCTTGGTTCCTATGTTCTTTTGTTCTTTTTTCCGTTTTCTTTTGCCGCGCAGGGCCTGCAGCGGACCGCAGGCTTTTTCGGTTTTCTAACAAGCCTTACTCCACAGTCCAAGCAATGCCTAAGCGTTTCATGAGGCAACTTTTATTTCTCCTTTCTCAGCATTTCTTCAAGGAAAACTATTGTTTGACTGCTGCAGTTTTTAATCGAGCAAGCAACCAAGGCGACTCCATCTCTTCAGGCATGTTTTTACTGTCTTTTCGAAGATATTCTTCATAGCCTAACGGTTTGCCGTCCACATAGTCTTTGCAGTTGTTGACTCTGAAATTGCTGTGATGCTTCCTGCAGGAAAAGGTTGAGATTTTAAGCATGCAGTTTCCGCATCGCTTACACAGAATCATTGCTGCTGCTTCCTTTTGATTTCTGTGATTGGCTTGCGTCCTACGTCGCCATTTGGTTCGAGTTTCCAGTAAAAGTATTCTTTGCCCCAGATTGGCTTCTGATTCTGCTCAAGCGCTGTTTTGAGTAGGCCAAAATCAACGTTATCCTGATTTGCTTGAACTGTTGCAAGCTGGTAGGGTCCTTTTGTTCCTTCTGCAGGTTCCCACACTATTTTTTCAGGGTCATACGTGAAGCCCTGTTTACCTGCCTTCTCATCCTTAACAGTGGCCCCCAGGATCCTGCGTGCCTGAACTATGCCTGCATCAACCGCGTCGAGGAAAGCTGCTAATGCTTCCTGTTCCTTACTCATCAAATCGTCCCCTTTGCTGTTGGTTCTGTTTTTGGTTTTGGGTTGGGAAATATTGTATGTTCTTCATTTGACCAAGGACAATCAGGACATTCTTTTTGATGTAGCTGCTCTAGGGTTTCGTAATCATTTTGTATTATGGCAAGTTTGAGTGTTTTCACATCTTTTACTTCGTGAAGCAGTCTCAAACGCGTTTCAACTTCCTCAAGTGGCTTGTTCTCTCTTATGTAGCATACACGGTTTTCAATCGGCTCACGCAAAACTTCAAACAAGCTTTCATGATGAATATGCCAATAGTACTTGACGGGCGGAAGAGGATTAGGCTTTGCAAGTTTACCAAAAACTAAATCGCCCTTTTTCAAGGTTGCCTCGACAGATTTCACCTCGGCAGCATTGAAGCCAGCAGCTATTCGCAGGCACGTCACGGTTTTTGCACGTATACCCTCCCTGAGAGATATTATCCCCAGCCTGCTTCGATGGACCAGTCTGCTTTGATAGATGACCCTGTTCCTGCTTGAATGTAACTTCTTGTTTTTACGGATTTCCTGAATTTTACTATGCCGAGATTTTCCTCGATTATAATGGACTCATCTGTTTCGATTTCGTCCTGTTTGTAAAAGTTGTTTTCGTCCAAGTCTTGTTTACATATTTTCATAGGCAAACTCCCCCTTAGAAAACCACTGTGGGCAAAGCCTTTTCCTGTGCAAATTGTCTGTCGCAATGTTCCCGGTAGGTTTCACCTTCCCCCAGAAACAGTATGCCCCAGGCCACTCTTCCCGCTTTCATCCACTTGCCCTGCTCAAGCACCAGAATTTCTGCACCATTCTTTAAGTCCGCAAGAACATAACGTTTGCCGTCGTGTTTGAAGCTGAAGTTACCGTTACGCGTATAACTCAACTTAACCTTGGCTTCGTACCAAGCATCGCCGCTTTTCCATTGGACTGTTGCTTTTGCCACGGTTAGGCACCTTCCTTCTTGCCCACGTCAGATGGCCATTTAATCAAAACAGCTTCCTTAGCATAGATTTTGTCCGGAATAATTTCGTATCCTTCCTTCAGTTTAGCGTCGACGTCTGCGAGGGGCACACTGATCATGCTGACCGCTTTGAAGCTGATTTTCTTTTCTTTCTCTTCCTCAACCGTCTGCAACGCCGCAATTTCTTCAGGTGAATATTTTATGAAGTGATAGATTGACGCGTTTTCCAGGGCGACTATGCCGCTGCCGTGAATTGTGCGGTCCAACTGAAATCCTTCATTAAACAGTTTGTTGAAGTTGTCGGGGGGTTCGTTGAAGTCACCGTGGATGATGACTATTTTTCTTTCCGGCATCACTTCACCTTCCTGCGTGTAAGGCGGATTACAACGTCTCCATATTTCAGGAGAAACGTTACTTCGTCGCCGGGCTTCCAGGGGAGGAAGGGGCGGACGGCTTTCTTGATTTTTATTTGTCCTACCTTACTTATGCGTCCTGTCGTCAAAATAACTTCTTTAGGACCTGTAGTTAAGGCTGAATCGGGGTTTTTCATTTATTAATTCTCCAATAATAATAGGGAACGTTTAAGTTATTAAACTTATTGGTTTATAATTCTCGCTGTGGAGTACGTTGTTCGCGCGACGAACACCTTTACGTCTGGTTCACGTCTAAAGTCATCTGAATTGATTTCTCAGCAAAGTACCGCTCTTTCTTCTCAGCCTTCTGCGCTGGCACAATCACTTCAACCTCTTTAAAAACATCAATGATTTTCGCGCATTCAGGACACTCTATCGTGCAACCATGAACTTTCTTAACCATGAAAATCACCTCCCCTTGCACGTGGTCGCGCCTCATGATTATGCTCCGTCAAGTCAACGTGCATCCAAGTTCTTCCCACTTTCAAGATTTCCTCATCGCAAACCGTGCAAGTTGAGTGCGGACTTGGAGTACCCTTCAAACCTCTCATGGTTTAGCCTCTTCAGGAATTTTCAAGATTTACACCTCGAACTCGAGCAGTAGCATCCAAAATAAACTTGTCATTCACTTTCACTTTAACTTGACCCTCTCTGAATAGGAGACTATCCCTAAAATTGTTTGGCCTTTTTGAGGTAGCCCCCTCGGTACGTGACGTTCGAAAAGATGCCTTGTTGTAGGATAGTATTGAGGACCTAAACATTTTGGCCAGCGGTACACAAACAGCTTCTGCTTCTTGCCTCGATAATAATAGTTGCATATATCAGACACAACTTCTCCCGGATGTATATCCTTCATTTCAGAATATTCAACGATAAAATCTTCTACTCTTGCATAGTCGACGGCACTAACCCATCTGTTCTGACGCCAACAAAGAGGATCCGTAAACCCACATTTGGGGCATTTATGCAATTTAGCTCGCCTCTCTCCCCTGTTCTTGTCGATTCCATTCGTCAGCCTGTTCCTGTCCTTTTCGGTTGATGTAATGTGTGAAAGTTTCGGTTTCGTCACCTTGTTCCTGCTGTTCCCCCTTCAAAACGTGATAAACATCCCAGAATTCCTGAGTCCACCTAATCAGTTTGAGCCGTCCTTTCCATTGACTGAAATTAATTTTCTTGAAGAACCCCTTGTAATTAAACACCCATTTCGCGTATCCTTTAGCATCGGTCTTCGCCATCATAAACAAAGTCTTCAAATACAAACCATTGCCGCAGAGCGGGCACTTACCTAAACTGCTGCTGATTCCCTGCTTGTTGCTCACCAAGAATTTACGAAACTCCGACAGACCAAGACAGAAAGGACACGACACCTGCTTTTCTAGGGGCAGCAACGTTTCATGCGCAATAACAACAATGTTCGGGTTAGGCTTCAAACCGCCTAAAGAACTGAACATCATTTGCTCCTTATCATGCCTCGCCTTTTCCGACCGTAAGTAACGCTGATGCTCCAACGAACTCACTTTTCCCCGCTCATGATTTTGCCTCTTCAGGAAACTTCATGAAGGACTCAAACAAATCTAAACTTCTTGCGGTATCGTTTATTCTGTAAAAGTGTCCCCAATAATTGATTTCTTTCTTGTCGCAGCGCAAACATTTTTGTGCCCTATTATTCCCAATCCATTTATGCAAGCCGATTCTGCATAGATTCATAATTAAACCTCCTTTTCACATTCTTGTCATTATCGGGTGTATTAAGGCGATCCCAGAGTTTTCCAAACAATACCGCAACTGGTAACGCCGAGAAAAAGACCAGTATGGCTATTAAGGGATTGCCACGTCCAGTTTCCATCCACGTATAAAACAAGAGAATGCCACATAATAATTGGAAAGTAAATAGAATTAACGCTACTCTTTGTCCTCTCAATTTTTTCACCTTAACTCGCGGTAACTTACAAGCAACTTGAAATCAGGATGCAACCACCGTTTATGGCTGTCACAAACAACGAATTCCTGAACCTTCCCCACCCTATTCTGTAACCGTAAAACCCAACGAGTCTTACGACGACAATTTCCGACGCAGCAGTCGGTTACAGGTTTCAAAGGCATCTTAACTTCAAGCATCCGGTCAATCTGACTCTGCGGATTCGGCAAAGGATGACGTTGGTAGTATTCAGAAAGGGCGCGACGAACCAAATTGTTAAAACTATATCCGTCAAGTCGCGCTCTATCCCTGAAATAATCAAAAAGCCACCTATCCCGTAATGGAAGAGCTAGGCTTCGCCGTATCCAACCGTCCCCATTTAACACTTCGGGACTAAGAACCACTTCGTTACTAAGTTTAGTAACTAAGTCTTTGTCTCTATTTATCTCTCTCTCTGATCTCTCTTTCTCTTCTTTCTTTCTTTCTTTCTCAACAATGTTAGTTACTAAGTTTTCTTTAGGTTGATTCAAACATCTGATGCTCCTGTTTTTTGAAGGGCCCTTTGGGCCACAACCCGCTGGAAGGGGCTGCGACCCTCAGAAGCAACCTCTATTATTAATTAGATTTTTATTTAAAATTTTCTATTCTTGCTTTTCTTGTGTCGGCTCTTTGAAGAATTCATTGTTCCATTTAGTTGCGATGATCCAGGTGAGTCTGATGAGGTTTAGTCCGTCTGGGGGCTTCTTCGCTACGGGTTGTCTGACTGGAACGTATTTGTCAACGACTTTTCGAAAGCGTTTTCTTTTCCGGTGACAGCTCCGATTCTTCCAGCACGTGTGTATCAACATATCTTTGTTGGATTCCGATTAGGCCAAGGGTAAGCAGTGTTTTGCGTATCTGCATGTAGAAACGTACTCTACTATATTTATGGCCAAGTTTGCCTGAACCCAACGCGGTTGCGAATGCATTCATTTCTTTCCTTGTAAACCCATTCTTCAGTTTGAGTTCTTCCAGAAACATTCTGCAGGCCTTTTGTGCTGTGTGGTGTGCGAACAGCATTTCTGTTATGTCTCCGTCTTCGGCGAGGAGTTCCATCTTCACCTTTCTGCTTATCGTTCGGAGTGCCAAGGCTTTCACGCGTCAGAATTTAAAGTTAAGAGTTACTAGAATCGACTAATAAACTTTTAGGTTCCTGCTCAGGACCATTTATTTACTTACTGTGCCTTGTGGCATATTTGTTGGAAGGGTGTTCGTCAGACGAACAGTATATCGGTAATATCTCATTGGTAATATACTGACGATATATCGAACCTACATTAGGTTTTTTACGTGTTCTATGAGGACCCATTTGCTGTATTCGTCCACTTCCATATTCCGAGCTTTAGCAAGCTGCAGAAGCTTGTCATACAAGGGTGTGTCTTGGGTCCTGTCAAACATTGTTCGGATCACGAAATACTTTCCTGTGGGTATGCCTCTTTTTTCGTGTCCCGTCTGCACCTTTTCCAGCGTGTCGATGAAGGCTTGTCTTCCCCCAGTTTCAGCCGCGTCTGCAAGTTGCTTCTCTTTAATTTCGCCTAGCTTCATTTTGGCCACGTTCAACGCGTCCTTATAATAGATTTGGCCTTTCTCAATCGTCTTCTGCATCGGCGGCGTCAGCTCCAGAATCTTCGTCCATTCACTAAGCGTACTGGGTGCGAGGCCTAGCTTCCTGGCAACAGCACGTAGCCCAATCATATTAAAATCGATTAGGTCCTGCACTTTCCGCGCGCGCAAAAGAGGATTCATTTCTTCCCGGAGAACAGTCAAGTTTTCAACTAGGCTATTCTCCCTAGCTTCATCATCACTAACATTGTCGATTAGGACGTCCTGGCCGACTACGAAGGCTTTGGTTCCTACCGCACATTTTGCGAGGAATCTTCTTCTTCCAACGTAGATGCCGAAGCCTTTACCTTCTGGCTTGGCTTTGAAGGGCTGAACCGTTTTCTCTCTACGCAGATTCTCGATAAGCAACTTGTCTTCTTCTGACTGTCCAAACGCTTCATCTACACGTACGTTTAGTTTACTGACGTGAAATCTTTCAGTCGGGACCCTCTCACCAAACTGGGGGAGCTGAACGGTCTTGTCAACTTTAATGGGTCTTGGCATGATTACACCTTGATTCATAAAAGAATATTTAGGAATAAAAGCTTTTGGTGACAACCAAATATTAACGAACGATTAGATTTCTAATCGCAATATTATAAACTGTAATGTTTGCTTTTCCACAAGTCTTATTAGCTCGTCTAACCATTTTGGAGCTATGAATGATTCTGAACTTCTTAAGGACTGGCTTGACGAACGCCGTACTTCAGGAACTCGCAGAGTTTACGAATCTAACATTAGGGCCTTCAAGAAGTGGTATGGGAAATCGCTTTCGAATTTTCTTGAGTTGACTCCTAAAGAAATGCGTCATAGTGCCCTTATTTTTCAGAACGAAATGACGGAGAAAGGTATGAAGCCGAACACAATCATAAACGTGTTGACGGCATTGGGTAGTTTGTGTGCGCATAATGATAGGCCTCTTCTTTTGCGTGGCAAACGTGTCAGACATATGATTGATTTGGGAAGCCACACATTCACAACGTCAGACCTGACGAAGATGCTAAATGTTGCAGATGTGCAGGGAAAAGCGATTCTAACGGCGTTTACGAGTTTAGGGTGGGAAGTAAGCAGTGTCCTAGCGTTGGAGCGCGTGTACATACAGAACCTGATTTCGAAAGCCCGGGAAGAACAGAAAAGATTCATTTATTTTCTGGGGCAGCGCAAAAAGACGGGTGTTGTGCGACTGGGTGTTCTGAATCCCCTCGCTATAGACTGCATAGGAGAATGGTTTAGGACTGGATGGAAAGGTCCATATCTGTTTAGTTACCGGACAAAGGAAGGCGTTAACGGGTTGCTGCGGCATCTGTGCAGGGACGCCCACGTTACCGTGACGGGTCGCGTGCATAGTCACCTGATTAGAAAGTGGGTTATGTCGGGTTTGAGTAGGGCTGGGTTCAACGAGTTTCAGATTAAGTTTGTTTTGGGTAAGGCTATTCCGCTTTCGGATTTAACGTATTTGCAGACGTTACAACAGGAAGTTGAGGACAGATATCCCCGGGCCTTTGATGAATATTTGGATATTAGCGGCAAAATCGTAGACGTCAAAAAGGTTGAAGCATTACAGAAGCAGCTCCAAGACCTCAAAGAATACATTCAACACGTTGAACGAGAAGTAAGAGAGTATAGACTATCGCCTTACAATGTGCAGAAACAGCAAGAATCAACTTCCTGATTGTCTGTTATTATCCATGGAGAAGTCGTAGCACAGCAAAGATGCCAACTATGGCCGCGCCCGCCATTATGACAGTCATAATTCCCAACTCAAACCTTATGTCATGCAAAGTGTTTAGCAGGTCCCATCGTTCCTTATTTCCGAATTCTTCATATTTCTTTTTATCATTTTTCTTCATGTTTTTCTCACCTCTTACACGTCTGGTAGTTTCCATCCTTCCTTTCTTTTTCTTTGGATCAGACTTCGGACTTCTGGAAGGGTAAGCGCGTAGTAGACATGTTCGCAGCTGGCTGAATCGTCGAGGATGCAGCATATTCCATTTGGTTTGAAGTAGACGTCGGCGGTTTTGCGGAGTAGACTATCATAGATTTTGACGCCATTCTCATCGCTGTTCAATTTGCGGAATCTTGGTTGTTGAAGTTCTTCCAGCCTTCTTCTTGAACTGTCTTCGAGGAATTGTGCGAGGCTTCTGTATCCAAACTGGGGGTTTGCCTTGATGAATTCTTCGAGGTTGTTGGCAAATTCTGTTTTGATGCTGATGTTACGGTATTCAGGCATTGCCTTTCTATGGTTAATCAAGCATAAATGCTGTATAAATGTGTTGCTTTCTACACGTAATATTGCTTGAATATTGCTGGAAAACTATATAAGCGGAAAGCAACAATCCGTGAAAGGTCACGCAATAATGCTGGAGTATCCGACCTTGAACAAAGAAAGATTCAGAAGCGTAAGCATAAAAACAACGTTGGTCCGTGACGTTGAAGACTTCATTAAAATGTGCGAGCGGTATCATAGCGTCGCAGAATTTATGAGTGAAGCAGCAAGACTGCAACGTCACGGACCAACGTTGTTTTTATG